ATTGTATGCGCAGTATGGCGAGGAGACAGGTGCTAGTTTAGTACTTGAACTTACTGCTGAACAGCGTAATTTACTTAGTCCTGAAGTAGCTAATACTATACTGGGTGAACACTATAAACTGTGGGAAGATGGCGTAGTTTATTTGCTCATGGACCATGAATACTATTCTGACGTAGCTGGTTTTAAAGTTTTTCAACAGTTTGATCCTACTAGCGGGGGTGTAGAAGAAGCTATAAAGTTTCTTTCTTCCGCCATGGGTATTACTTTTTATACTGTTGACAACCCCTACGCTGGTCTTGACTATCATCTTAATATGATGAATCAAACAGATGAGTAAAAGCTGTTACTTATATACTCTGGTGGAAAAAAGAAAAAGCAAAAATTAATTTTCTAGACATTTAGCCAATAGGGTAATAGGGCAACGACCGTGGAGCATCTCCACTGGTCCTTTTTTTGGGGTTATTGGCTGGGCTATTACGGGGCTATTACCACCGAACAGGTAATAGGGTTTAAAATGGGTGGTTTATGGTAATAGTTATGCTAAAACATGTATTAGTATTTAGCGAAGCTATAGACATCTCCACTGGTCCCTTATAGTAAACAACTTACGAACCACGGACAAAGACACACGAACAAAAATATATTGACCCGCACAAAGACACATGGTCCATGGTACATGATCCCTAAACCAAAGACATGGCCAATACGATCAATAGTGCACAGATCACGATCTTGATCTCAAAGACAAAGACATCACGATCAGGATCCGCATCCCAAAGACACCGAACCATGGACCATGGCACATGGCATCACGATCATGATCTCTTTATAAACGCACAAAAAAAGGGGGCTTACGCCCCCCAGCCCGTTAGCCTAACACTAAACTTTTGATTTTATTTAAATCGTAGTTTAGGTCAGTTTTACCGTAGCCCAACGTTTTATAGTGAGCTAACGCATTTTCGTAGGACATACCATTAACCGCTTTAGCACGGCTAACGTTATGATCTGAACGAGCTTTACCGCTTACGAAAGTAAGCTTACCCTGACCGACTTTAGGGGCGACCGACCCTTTAACAGCTTTATTTAATTTAGCCATTTTTATTTTACCCAGCGGTTAGTAAGTTAACATTAAGTAGCACCGCTTTACTAACTTAATATACTAATATTAGGTCTGATCGCTAAATAAGTAAAGTAAAATATTTACTTTTTTTTACTGATTTTACTTTACTTTTTAACGGATTTATAGTAAGGGAAAAAGTAAGTACTTACTATCACTGAAACGCGAGCAGAGCTCGCGATCCAGATCGTCGTCGCCTACGGCGACGACACAAAGACATTAAGACAAAGACACAAAGACAAAGACAAAGAACCAAAGACAAGGAACTATGCATCATGATCACGATCGCTTTAGGTAAATAAAAAAATCCCCCGTTACCGAGGGATGAGGTTTAACTACCTAAGTAACAGATACTTAGAGCTATACCGAACATTACTAGAAAGTATAATATAATTTCCATTTTACCTACCTATTTATTAATTAATATAAAGGGGGGCATACGCCCCCCCGCCTAGCCTAGCTTACTAGTAACCTACCGCCCCTAATATCGTAATTAAGGTCAGTTTTACCGTAGCCGATACTTTTATAATACGCTAGGGCGTTAGCGTAGGTATAACCGCCTACTTTTTTAGCCCTATTAATATTATGAGACGCCCCGTTTTTATTAACGTAAGTTAATTTAGCGGTAGCGTTAATATTAGCTACGTTTACTTTAACGCTAGGTTTTTTATTACTATTTAATTTAGCCATAATTTTACCTATTTATTAGGGGGCTATTTTTAACGTAAGCCCCTTTAACGTAAGTATATTATAACCTTATTTAGTAAGTAAAGTAAAGTATTTATTTAATTATTTATAAAATAAAGTATATAAAATTTATATACTTTTTTATTTAATTTACTTTACTTTTTACTAAAAATATGATACGTAAAAAAGTTAGTAAGTACTTACTTTTTTCCCTGCGGGGCACACACAAAAAAGTTAGTAAGTACTTACTTTTTTCCCTGCGGGGCTAGTCGGCGAGCAGAGCTCGCACACACAGGCACCAGAGTCGCGACATGATCGCGACAGACGCGACAGACGCGACACATGATCTACGGATCTACTGATCACCCCCCTCCCCCCTTATGAGAGTACGACAGTGACAAAAGCTCTAGCTAAGATTTAAGCACTCATAACAGTAAAACTTTACTTTTCGACTCAGTAGGCTAGAATTAGGGACTCCTACTAAAAATTTTTTGCAAAATTTGCAGGGCTATGAGAGAATACTTTGAATACATAAAACCCGTATGTCCGTACTCACTAGAGTCATACGATAATAACAAACTACTAGTATTAGACTATGATCCACGTTCCTTAGAGCATTACTATAATATTATAGACCGTTATGATGCTATTTTATTTAAGTGTCACCCCTCAACCGATCGCGACTGCCTTATATCCATAGTCGAGGATCTAGCCGACGAACGCCCATGTGCCATGTGGTTTTGGTCACATCCCGACGACAAACATTATTCTACTCCTATGCCTAGTATAATTATGCAGAATAAAGTAAACTTAAAAAAAGCTCGTAAGGAATATTTCAAAAAATTAAATGGAAAATAAATATAAACCTTTAGGTTATCAAGATTTACTAGATCGGTTAGAGTATAAAGAAATGTTGGAACGCATGAGCTCAACCACGGACCCTGAGTTTGCTAGACCACCAACGAGAATGGGGGATATTTATCCTAGGGAACCTGGACCTACAGAAAAGTTTGGCAACCTTATTGGTAAAGGTTTATTAAAACTGCCTTACGTATTTGAAGATGAACGCTCAGCTATGTCAACTGGACAAGACACAGCTAATGTATTAGCTTTTACCCCTGGAATAGGAAACGTACTCGGTTACCTTGAAGGACAAAAAATGACTGATGAGGGCAGTCCTTTATTAGGTAGCGTTATAACAGGGCTTTCAGCTGGTTTTGGACCAGTGGCTAAAGGATCAGGGTCAATACCTACGCCTCCAGTAAAAGCCTCCCCTACACCTAAAGGTTTAGAACACAAAGTACTGCACACCGCTGACCGTCCTAAAGAAATAAAAAATGCGGCAAAATGGGACGCTGAATCACAAGCTGAAGATACAACAGAAGTCTTAGATATTTTCACTGGAGCAAGTCCATACATAAACCGTAAAGGTTTAATGCCTTTAAGGTACGGGGACAATGATACACAAATGACTAGCCAAATAGCTTTATTTGAATCAGATTTATATACGCCTAAAAATAGAAATAAATTATTCCCTATAGAAAACATATTTCAAGCTATGAGGCGTTATGGGGTAACGGGTAAAGGTAGCGTAAACCAAAACGTAAAAAGACAAATAGAAGATTTTATATCTCCTGAATTTATAGCTAACAACCCTAAAGCAACCCCAGCTTCAGTGATGCAGGAACTACAGAAAAATGCACCTAAAATACACGAAACACATGCATATTACAATCCTCAAAGTACAATGGGAGAATATGACCCAAGAGGTGATTCACTAGGTTATTCGCAGCAAACAACTAGAAGACCACGTAACGACCTTGATGATCCTACTCTCACACCCGAGGAGTCTGTAGAACAAACGGATTATGCTTACGGTGAGCGTGCATTTAGTATGTTTGATGACGGACGTATTTACGGTAAAAAACCCACCCTTGATGAGCCTGAACCTAAAGTAAGTTTTGTTACAGGTGAATATCACGGTGATGTAGCAAGAGGCAGGTTAGATATACACGGAACAAAACAATCTGGTGGCGAAAATAGATATATGCACTCAAGATATACACTAGAAGATATAGGTGATGACGCTAACGTATATGTAAAACAAGAATCTCAAAGTGACGCTTATAGTTTAAGTAGAGATCAAGACGCGATAGCTGCGAGGGTATCAGGTAATAAAGACGGTGTAGGTATGAGCGATATGGAGAGTATCCAGTATGAATATTCTTATCCTGTTCTTGAAGGGGACGAAGTTTTATTCGATAGAATAAAAAGTGGAGATTTTACAGCGGTAGGTCAACTGTTAAAATCTAGAGACCACACAAGTGGCTCTGGAGCTACATTATACAATTATTTAAAAAATACTGGTAAACTTGACGATTTCAATAATGAATTTGGTATGTTATTAAAAGTCAATAGTGATGAACTAGATGAAGCAAAACGTATTTTAAGGGCTAAAAATGAAGGAGACCCTGGATACTACCAAGCTTTGGACGATTTTAATGAAATTACTGATAGAAACAGACAACAAGAACTTAGATTATTAACTAAATACAGTAAAGAATTAGAAAAAAATATAAAAACTTTAAACTTACCCAGAAGCGCAGACTGGTTCACTGACGATTTTAAATTAGATTTACAAACTGCGGTAAAAAATGATTCACCGTACGCATTATTTCCTATAAATGCTAGAGCGTTAGCCCCTCCTTCTGGTAACACACAAGTAATACCACCTAAATTGGTTCCTTTTACAATAAGAAAATTCAAAGATAAAAAGAACGTTAGGCTCGACTTTGACGAAGATGGTAAATTTTTAGGTGTATCACAAAACATAGACGGAAAATTTAGAAGAGTATTATTCGCTGAACCTAACCCTACTGATGTTAATCGAGCTCGTAGCTATACTGATTTATATAAAAGAGCTATAAAACAAACCGAACAAGACTATGGAGTAAAACTTAACCCTACTAAGTACACTGACGAGTTCGATCAAGAGTATTTAAAAATAATACTCACCCCAGAATTAAAATCATCTTTTCAAACGTTTAGAATGAAAGATGGTGGAGCAGCAAGCATACTGCCTTTAAAATATGGATTCTAATCTAAAAGATTTACCTGAATCAATACTACGTGAACACCTTGAACTAACCGAAAGGTTAGAACAACTTGAAAAAGTAGAACGTTGTCAAACTGGTTTTATGGATTTTGTAAAAGACCAGTGGCCACAGTTCATAGCTGGTGCACATCACAAAAAAATGGCTGACGCTTTTGACCGTATAGCAACAGGTAAAATAAAACGACTCATTATTAATATGCCTCCACGTCATACTAAAAGTGAGTTTGCTAGTCATTACTTTCCCGCTTATTTAGTAGGACGTAACCCAAACTTAAAAATACTACAAGCTACACACACCGCAGATTTAGCAGTAAAGTTTGGACGTAAAATTAGGGACTTGATGTTAACGGATGATTATCAAAACGTATTCCCTGATGTACTTATAAACCCAGACTCAAAAGCAGCAGGTAAATGGGAAACTCAAGATAAACGTAACCCTAAACTAAAAGGTGAATATTATGCTGCTGGTGTGGGCGGTGCACTAGCGGGTAGAGGTGCGGACTTATTTATTATTGACGACCCACACAGTGAACAAGATGCCATGAATCCTAAAAGCATGGATGACACGTACGACTGGTACACTAGCGGACCGCGTCAAAGGTTACAGCCAGGAGGGGCTATAGTAATAGTGATGACCCGCTGGAATATTAACGACCTCACGGGTAGATTACTTAGAGACGCAGCACGTGACCCTAAAGCTGACCAGTGGGAAGTTATAGAACTACCCGCTATACTGCCTAGTGGTAAGCCCTTATGGCCAGAGTATTGGTCATTAGAAGAAATAGAAAGTGTAAAAGCTAGTTTACGTGGTGGACCAAAATGGCACGCACAATACATGCAGAATCCTACCAGTGAAGAAGGAGCATTAATAAAACGTGAGTGGTGGATGGAGTGGAAAAAAGAAAAGCCACCAGTGTGTGATTATTTAATACAAAGTTATGACACAGCGTTTTTAAAAAGTTCTAGTGCGGACTACTCAGCTATTACTACGTGGGGAGTTTTTTACCCAGAGGGAACTATAGGCGATGAAATATACGACGGTACAGTAGCACACATAATTTTACTAGACTGTATAAAAGGTAAATATTCATTCCCTGAATTAAAAGGCGTAGCCCTAGAACAGTATCATGAGTGGACACCTGACACAGTAATTATAGAGAGTAAAGCTAGTGGCATACCGCTTACACAAGAATTACGCAATATAGGAATACCCGTACAAAACTTTACACCCAGTAAAGGAAATGATAAGATTGCTAGAGTTAACGCTAGTACACCTTTGTTTGAGTCAGGTCTAGTATGGGCACCTGACACTAAATGGGCTAACGAGGTTATTGAGGAGTGTGCGATTTTTCCTGCTGGAGAAAACGATGACTTAGTCGACTCTACTACTCAAGCCATGTTACGTTTTAGACAAGGTGGGTTTGTAAAATTACCTAGCGATTGGGAAGAAGATGAACTATACTACAAACGTAAAGTAAGTTATTATTAACCATGGCTGTAGAAAAAGAATTACTTAATATCGATAAAGACGGTTCAATAGATATAGAAATAGCAGAAGCTATGGCAGGTGCAGCACCAGAACCTATGAGTACGGAAGTTCAATTACCAGAAGAAATGAACGTACAAGGTGAGCTTACTTCAGCTTTTGAAATAGATCAAGACGGTAACGTAGTTCCCATGTTTGAACAAGAAGAAGTTACGGTATCCGATCATCAAGCTAATCTTGCTGAGTCACTAGACTCCTCCGACTTATCCACATTAGCTAGTGAACTTTTAGAAGCATACGATTCAGATAAAGATTCTCGACAAGATTGGCTTGATACTTTTAGTAAAGGTTTAGAACTATTAGGTATAAAAACAGAAGAAAGAGAAGAACCATTCCCAGGTGCAACAGGCGTACATCACCCATTATTAAGTGAAGCCGTAACACAATTTCAAGCTCAATCCTATAAAGAGTTGTTACCTCCTGGTGGACCAGTAAAAACTAGAGTGATGGGTAACGAAACACCTGAAGTAGCAGGTCAAAATCAACGTGTAAAAGAATTTATGAACTATCAAATCACTGAAGTCATGAAAGAATATGACCCAGAGATGGATAGTTTACTGTTTTACCTACCGTTAGCAGGCAGTGCATTTAAAAAAGTGTATTACGATAACCTTTTAGGTAGAGCTACTAGCCGATTAGTCAAAGCTGAGAACTTAGTAGTAGCTTATGAGACCGTTGATTTAGAAACTAGCCCACGTTTTACCCACGTAATGACTATGACAGGCAACGATTTAAAGAAATTACAGCTAAACGGGACATATAAAAACATAGAAATAGGTGATGCGTCACCAGATATTGACATAAATGAAGCAAAAGAGAAGATGGATGAGCTACAAGGCATATCTCCATCAATGACAGACTACGATGAGTACACAGTTTTAGAGATGCATGTCAATTTAGAGCTATCAGATGAGGATAATTATGGTTTTGCGGTGCCTTATGTAGTCACAATACTAGAAGAACAGGGCGAAATACTGTCAATTAGGCGTAATTGGGAAGCAGAAGACGAATTATTCAATAAAAAAGAGTATTTTGTACATTATAAGTTCCTTCCAGGACTAGGATTTTACGGTTTTGGGCTAATTCACATGATTGGAGGGCTAACTAAGTCCGCAACAGCTATTTTACGTCAATTAGTTGACGCTGGTACGCTTAGTAACCTGCCTGCAGGCTTTAAAGCACGTGGAATGAGAGTACAAGGCGAAGATGAGCCTCTCAGACCAGGAGAATTTAGAGATGTTGACGTTCCAGGGGGCGTAATACGTGATGCATTGATGCCTTTACCTTATAAAGAGCCTAGTGCCGTGTTAAGTCAGTTATTAGGCATAATTATTGACTCTGGAAGACGTTTTGCTTCAATTGCTGACATGAATGTAGGTGATATAGGCTCACAACAGCTACCAGTAGGCACAACAGTAGCTATGTTAGAACGTGGCAGTAAAGTCATGAGTGCTATACATAAACGTATGCATTATGCACAGAAAAAAGAATTTAAACTGTTAGCTAGTATTTTTAGTAGAAGCTTACCCCCGATTTACCCCTATGAAGTACCAGGAGCATCAAAAGAAATAAAAGCTTCTGATTTTGACTCAAAAATTGATATAATTCCTGTAAGTGACCCTAATATCTTTAGTATGGCACAAAGAGTGATGTTAGCTCAACAAGAGTTAGAAATGGCACGAGCAGCACCAGAAATACACGATTTACGAGAAGCGTACAAACGCATGTACGAAGCTTTAGAGGTAAAAAACATAGATATGCTTTTACCACCTCCACCCGATATTCCTGCACGTGACCCTATAACCGAGCAACAAGTAGTACTAACTGGTCAACCTATAAAGGCTTATCCTTTCCAAAATCACGATGCATATATTGCTAGTCATAGTGCGTTTTTACAAAACCCAATGGTACAACAAAATCAAAACGCTACTATTGCGATTCAAGCCAATATACAAGAACATCAAGCTATGAAGTATAAACAGCAGATTGAACAAGTACTAGGTCAGCAGTTACCAGAAATGGGTGAAGGTCAAATGCCACCTGAGGTTATGAATGAAATAGCAAACATGGCAGCACAAGCTACTCAAGTAGTAACAGGTCAAGAGCAAGCCTTAATACAAGCACAGCAAAACGCACAAGTACAACCGCTAGTAGAATTAAAACAAGCAGAAATACAACAAAAAGCACAGAGTGACCAAATAAAAGCTGAGGTAGATTTACGTAGACAACAATCAGCAGAAGCGATAGCTGAAATGAAAATAGCACAACAAAGAGAAGAAGCTCAAATGAAAGAGAACGAAAATGTACGTAAAGAATATAGAGAACTATTAAAAGACGTAAGGGACGCAGATAACAGTGTTGAATAGAGCTAATTTTGAAGAATTGATGGGCGGTAACGCTAATCGTAGAAGACTCAGAAACGGTGGAGTGCCAAAGGGCTATCATAGAATGCCAGATGGTACTATAATGAAAGATTCTGATATGAAAAAGAAAACTAATGGCGGGTCAATGACTAACGCCAAAAAACATTTAAGGAGACCATAAAATGCCAGGAAATAGAGGTAAAAAGAAAAAAGTAAAAAAAGTAATGATGAATCGAGGTGGCGGTGGCGACAAGCTCAAACTCAAAAGGGGCGGTGGAGCTAAAAAGAAACGAGGTATGGCTAGAGGTTGCGGTAAAGCAACTAAAGGCAGGGGGTATAATAAATAATGGCTAAACCAGGATTATACGCAAACATACACGCTAAACGTAGAAGAATAAAAGCAGGCTCAGGCGAGAAAATGAGAAAACCTGGATCTAAAGGTGCACCTACAGCACAAAATTTTAAAGATGCTGCTAAAACTGCTAAAAAAGAGCATGGCGGAATAGTTAAAATGACTCATGGTGGTGACGGTAAAACACACGGTGGTCAGAAAAAACTTGATAAAAATAAAGACGGTAAAATAACTGGTGCAGATTTTAAAATGATGAAGCACGGTGGACATGTCGTAGCAGGTAACGCAAACCGTAGGAGAAATAGACAAAGTGCCAAGAGCTAAACCTAGGAGAGGAAAAGCTAGGGTAAAAGTAACTAAATCAGGTAAAAGGGTAAGTTACGGTCAAGCAGGTAAAGCCAAAGGTGGTGGTCCTAGAGTAAAACCAGGAACATCAAAAGGTGACTCTTACTGCGCAAGAAGTTACGGTATTAAAAAAAGATTATCAAAAAAGAAAAGAAATAATCCTAACACTCCTAACAATTTATCCAGAAAAAGATGGAAGTGTGTAGGTAAAAAATCTAGAAGAAAATAATGTTAGATAAACTGCGTAAACAGATTATAGAACGACAAGAGGAACTAAAAAATACTCTTGCAGGTGGTGGAGTACAAAACTTTGAAAGTTACCACAGGATAGTAGGCGAAATAACAAGTCTGTCGTTTACTCTCTCACTTATACAAGACTTGCACAAGGACGATGATTAAAAATGTCAAAAAACATAAATGCCTTTGGTTCAGGCGGAGAACCAATACCCGATAAAGTAGAACGATTTACTGAACCTGTAGAGCCTGCACCTAGTGTGACTCCAGAATCAGTACATGAAGATGGTGACTTACAATCTAAGTTACCTAAACCCACAGGTTATAGAATTTTAATACTACCTTTTAGTCCTAAACAAAAAACTAAAGGTGGTATTTATTTACATGATTCAGTGTTAGAAAAAGAACGTATAGGTACTAACGTTGGATATGTAGTAGCACTCGGTCCAGATGCATACCGTGACTCAGGTAAATTTCCTGAAGGAGCTTGGTGTAAACCTAAAGACTGGGTGATATTTGGTAGGTATGCAGGAGCCAGACTCAAAATAGAGGGTGGTGAACTGCGTTTATTAAACGATGATGAAGTTTTAGCTGTTATCTCAGATCCTGAAGATATACAATCAGTTTAAATGAATCACGCACATAAGGAGAAATAACATGGCAGAAGAGGCTATGCAAGTAGAAGAAAATCAGGACGGTGCAGAAGTTGAGATCCCAGAGGTCGAAACTGAAGAAACTGAATCTGAAGTAAAGATAGAAGAGACTGAAACCGAAACTGTTGAAGCTAAATCAGAGCAAGAAAGTGAGATAGAAGATTACAGTGAAGGAGTAAAAAAACGTATAAATAAATTAACCTATAAGGTTAGAGAATCAGAAAGAAGAGAACAAGCAGCCATTGATTATGCTAAGTCTATTCAGGAAGAATTAAATAAAACTAAAAATAAACTTTCAAAATCTGACGAAAACCTTTATAGTGAATACAGTACACGAGTAACTTCAGAGTTAAACTCGGCACAAGAGAGATATAAGAAAGCTCATGAGTCAGGTGACACAGACGCTTTGTTAGAGGCTCAAAAAGATTTAGCCAAGTTAGCAGTAGAAGAAGAAAGCTTAAAAAGGGTAAAACCTAAAAAAGCTGAAACTGAAGAAGTTGTTCAAGATGAGCAGGATGCTAAACCAATATGGGAAAAGCAACCAGTACAAGAGGCTCCAGAGCCAGACCCTAAAGCACAGGCTTGGGCAAAAAAGAACGAATGGTTTGGAGACGACCTCGCTATGACAACTGCAGCATTTGCGTTTCATAGACAGCTCACAGAAGCAGAGGGTTATGATCCTACTTCTGATGAATATTATACAGAAGTAGATAAAAGGCTTGCTGAGGCTTTTCCTCATAAATTAGGAAAGTCTCAAAAAGAAGTGAAAGAGACGGTAGCAGGTTCTAGCAAAGGAGTTGGAACTACTAAAGCTCGATCACGTAGAACTATAAAACTCACACCGAGTCAAGTAGCGATAGCAAAAAGATTAGGTGTGCCACTAGAAGAATATGCTAAGCATATTAAGGAGTAAAAAATGGTAGATAAAGATAAAACTACTGAACCAGATCGTTCTCCACGATCTGCTGAAAGTCGAGATAAAGAATCTCGCCGTAAACCTTGGCAACCCCCGTCTTTGTTAGACGCACCTCCCCCACCACAGGGATATGTCTACAGGTGGATACGTGAATCAATGATTGGTCAAAATGACCCAGCGAATATGTCTAAACGTATTCGTGAGGGTTGGGAACCAGTAAGGGCAGAAGATCATCCAGATTTTGAAGCTCCTACCGTTGATGATGGTAAACATGCTGGAGTCATAGGAGTTGGTGGCTTAATTCTCGCTAAGATCCCCAAGGAAACTGTTGATGAAAGAAGAGAGTATTATCAAAATCTCTCTGACTCTCAAATACAAGCAGTCGATAATGATCTTATGAGAGAAAGTAACCAAGTAATGCCTATTAGTAATCCTAATAGAACTACTAAAGTTACATTTGGTAAAGGTGGTTCTTAATTTTATGTTAAGGGCTTAATAAAATTTATTTTTTATAAGGTGAATTAAAATGGCAAATACAAATGCCCCAGACGGATTCACACCAGCTTATCATATGTCAGGTGGCGTAATCAGACCTTCAGAATTTGCGATAGCAAGTGCTACTAATGCCTCGATTTTTTCAGGCGATGTAGTAAATCTCTCTAGTGGTTACGTTATACAGGGTACTGCAACAGGTACTCCACTCGGCGTATTTTACGGTGTAGAATTTACAGCAACCGATGGTTCAATTGTTTTCTCAAACATGTGGACTGCCGACACTGCTACATTAGGTTCTGCGGATGCTAAAGCTTTTGTATATGTTGATCCTGATATTGTTTACGAGGCTCAGTCTACTGGTACTCCTACACAAGCATCTATAGGTACAACTAATACTATAAGCACAACCGCAGGTAATACTTCAACAGGTCGATCAAAAGAGGGTGTGACTACAACAACTTCTAGTGGTATTGCGACAGTAGTAGGCTTCCCAGATAAGCCAAATAATTCTATTGGTCAATACGCTAGAGTGTATGTAACATTCCCAGCTTCTGTATTCGGCAATAGCTAAAAGGTGATTTAAAATGGCAATAAATAGAGCTCAATTAGTAAAAGAACTCGAACCAGGACTAAATGCACTTTTTGGTCTTGAGTACGACAGATACGAAAACGAACATACTGAAATTTTTGATACTGAAAATTCAGAAAGAGCGTTTGAAGAAGAAGTCATGCTATCAGGTTTCGGTCAAGCTCCCGTCAAAGGCGAGGGTGCAGCTGTGACTTATGATACAGCACAAGAAACTTTCACAGCAAGGTACAGCCATGAAACTGTAGCTTTAGCTTTCTCGTTGACAGAAGAAGCTATAGAGGACAACCTCTATGACAGCTTATCTTCAAGATACACTAAAGCTTTAGCTAGATCAATGGCTACTACTAAGCAAGTGAAAGCAGCAAATGTACTTAATAATGGTTTCTCAACTTCCTTCCCAGGAGGCGACGGTAAACCTCTTATGACAACTGACCATCCTACCTTATCAGGTGGTGATCAGTCAAATGAGCCAAGCACCGCAGCTGACTTGAATGAAACTTCATTAGAAAACGCAATGATTGATATTTCACAGTTTGTTGATGAAAGAGGCATTAAAATTAATGTTCAAGCTAGAAAACTTATTATTCCACCTCAACTACAGTTCGTAGCTGAGAGAGTGTTAAAAACTCCAGGAAGAGTAGGTACTTCTGATAATGATATTAACGCACTAAGCAACATGGGTATGCTCCCTGAGGGTTATGTGGTAAATCATTACTTGACAGATACTGATGCATTCTTCATTAAAACAGATGCACCTAACGGATTAAAACACTTCGTTAGATCTCCTATGTCTACAGGCATGGAGGGTGATTTTGAAACTGGAAACGTTAGATACAAAGCAAGAGAGAGATACTCTTTCGGGTTTAGTGACTGGCGTGGAATCTACGGATCTCCAGGAGCATAATTCGTTTTTCGAATTTAAAGGGAGTTTCGGCTCCCTTTCTTTTTTATACAATACAGTATATCATTCAATTCTAGGGTTTATTAACTTGTTCTATTAACTGACCTAGCAGACAAGCCAAGATAATAGAACTTATTTCCTCAGGAGGGAAATTATGGCACAATCGACATTCTCAGGTCCAGTAAAATCTTTAGCTGGATTTATATCAGCAGGTAATGCAGTAGTTGTTAGTTTAACAGCTGACACATCTCTTACAGTTGCAGCACACGCAGGTAAAATTCTTACTTGTAACGACGCAGACGGTAAGTTCACTTTACCTAGTATAGTAGCAACCGATCCAGGTGATAACTCAGATCCTAATCAATTAAATAACTTAGGGGCTTCTTTCTATTTCGTAGTAGAAACTGCAGCAACCGATATGGATATTTTAACTGATGGAACTGATAAATTCGTAGGCGGGTTATATACAGGTAAAGACGACGCTACTGGTAAAACATTTATATCAGGTGCATCTAACGATGTTATCACTATGAATGGTTCTACTAAAGGCGGACTAGCTGGTAGTATAGTAAAAGTTACAGCTATAGGATCAGCGAAATACGCAGTAGAGGGTATTATCTTAGGATCAGGAACTATAGTAACACCATTCGCTGACGCGTAGGAGTAAATTATGGCAGACGCAGTAACCTCAACTACTATTGTTGATGATGATAGAAAAGCTATTATACAGCTCACTAACACATCAGACGGAACAGGTGAGTCAGCCGTAACAAAGGTTGATGTAAGTGCTTTAGCAACTAGAAAAGGTGATGGTGCAACTTGCACTGGATGCAAACTTGCTAAAATTACTTACTCAACTTTTGGTATGAGTGTTAAACTGCTATGGGACGCTACTACAGACACTATATGTTGGGATTTAAATTCTGACTATAGTGATGATATAGATTTCTCAGAGTTTGGTGGTTTACAAAACACAGCAGCAGCAAGTGGTAAAACAGGTGATATAAAACTAACTACCACTGGACATGCTAGCGGTGACTCTTACGTCATAGTATTAACAATTATTAAAGAGTTTTAATAATGGCTACTTCAGGTAGTAAAACATTCTCTTTAAGTATATCTGACACTATTGAAGAAGCATTTGAGTTAGCGGGTATCGAACTTAGAACGGGGTATGATGCAGAAACTGCTAGACGGTCACTTAACATTATGTTTGCAGATTGGTCTAACAGGGGTGTTAATCTTTGGACTATAGAACAAGTTACAACTACTTTAACTTCAGGTACTTCAAGTTATACACTTAATTCTTATGATATTGATATAGTGTCAGCTGTTATACAACAGACTGATGGTAATTCAAACACCACAGATTTAAACATAGAACGTATAGGTAGAACAGAGTATCTACAAATACCTGACAAAACTATAACTGGTAGACCAACTCAACTATTTTTAGATAGACAAACTACTCCTGTAGTAAAATTATGGCCAGTTCCTGATGACACATACACATATAAATTAATAGCGAACACTATCCAGCGTATAGATGATGTAACAGCTTCTAACGAAGATCCAGAAGTGCCGTCAAGATTTATACCTTGTATGGTCAGTGGGTTAGCTTATTATATAGCTATGAAGAAAAACCCAGAAAGAGTGGGGTTATTAAAACAACAATATGAACAGGATTTTAAACTAGCTGCAGATGAGGATCGTAATAGAGCTTCTTTGAGGCTCGTACCATCTAGGAGTTCTTATTAATGGCGTATGCTTCTGGTAAAAAATCTTTAGCTAGATGCGACAGATGCGGATTCGTAGAAAAATATCTTGATTTAAAAGAAGAATGGAATGGACTAAGGGTGTGTTCTGAATGTTATGAACCCAAACACCCACAACTTGACCCACAACCACATAGGGTAGACCCAGAGGCTATACGTAACCCTAGACCAACAGAACCAGCACCGACTTTGAGTTTAGGTAAAATAATAATTTCAAACCCTAAAGATATAAACGGTGTAAGCTCACCTATAATGTGGGCTAAAAACAGTAACACCATAGGGACTCAGTTTGACGGTTATAAAGCTACAACTAGTCTTGGAACAGTAAATATAGTAACATAAATTATGAGCTGGACATATTCAACATTAAAAACTGCCATACAAGATTATATTGAAAGCACTGAAAGTAGTTTAGTAACAAACTTACCCAATTTTATTGAAAGTACAGAAGAAAGAATATTAAAATCTGTACAGTTAGATGTTTTTAGAAAAAACGTTACAGGCACAGCATCAAGTAGTAATTCTTATTTAGCTATGCCTAGTGACTTTTTAGCACCCTTTAGTTTAGCTGTTATAGACAGTAGTAGTAATTACAATTACCTAAAATTAAAACATGTTTCTTTTATACGTGATTATCAGCCTGCTACAGCTACGACAGGCACGCCTAAGTACTATGCTGAATTTGATGAAAGTAGATTTATATTAGCACCTACACCTAACAGTAGTTTTACATTTGAATTACATTATTTTTACAGACCAGCTTCACTTACGGCTGGAGCTGACAGCGGTACAACTTGGTTGTCTACTAACGCAATGAATGCTATGTTGTATGGTTGTTTAGTAGAAGCTTGTACTTACTTAAAAATGTTTGAAAGTATTCCTATATACGAACAAAAATATCAAGAAGCATTAGCTATGTTGAAAAATCTTGGTGAAGGAAAAGATACTAGAGATCAATATAGATATGATGAAATAAGGAGACAACCACAAGCATGATAGAGGTAGATACAGAGGTAGCTTTAGGCAGTATAGGTGTAGCGACTACTAATAATAGTGGACACACTCCAGAGTTTTGGGCACAACGTTGCACCGATCGTATTTGTGGTATATCAGAAAATGCTGCACCACATATACGACAACAAGCAGAAGCATATAAACTAGCTATTTATGAACAAGTACTATATCATATTAAACAGGCAATAAACAGCCATGTAGTTACTTTGAATAGTAAATTAACTAAACAAGGTCACGAGGACATGGCTAAAATTTTGAAGGAGCTATAATGGCAATTGATTCAACTTTAACAACTAGTTTTAAAAAAGAATTATTAGAGGCTAAACATAATTTTTTAGCCTCTGGTGGTAACAGTTTTAAACTAGCTTTATACACCAGCTCAGCATCAATAGGTGCAACAACTACAGCATACACTACTTCTAATGAAGCTAGTGGAACCAACTACACAGCAGGAGGTGCAGCACTCACTAATGTCGACCCTACTTCAAGTGGTACAACTGGTTTTACAGATTTTAATGATTTAACTTTTAGTAACGCTACAGTCACTGCTAGAGGTTGTATGATATATAACGACACGGCATCTGGTGACCCATCAGTAGCATGTATCGATTTTGGTGGCGATAAAACATCTACAGCAGGTGATTTTACAATAGTTTTTCCCTCAGCAGCAGCAAGTACAGCGATTATACGTATAGCGTAAAATGGCTGAGATCCTAAACGGTTGGGGTCGAGCAGGTTGGGGCGAACTTGCTTTCGGTCAGGGCACTGTACCAGTCACACTTACAGCACCAGCAGCAGCAACTGCAGGTGCACCAACAGCTGGAGTAAACGCCCAAGCAATAGCAACAGTTTCAGGAGTCACGGCTAGTGTTGGTTCTGTTGTAGTAGAAATACAAGCAGATGCTAATGTTACGCCCTCAGGACAAGCAGGAACCTCAGCTTTAGCTAACCCTAGTTTAGTAACTAACAATAATTTATCTGTATCTGGTTTAGTAGGAACTTCAGCATTAGGTACAGCAACATTATCTACTAATAATAATCTTTCTGTGTCTGGTTTAGCTGGTACTTCAGCGTTAGGCACTATAACTTTAGTAACTAATAATAATATTTCTGTATCTGGTTTAGCTGGTACTTCAGCGTTAGGTACACCTACACTCACTCTTCAAAATAATATTTCGGTTGATGGGTTTGGCGCAGAGTCAAGTTTAGGTCAAGTAAGTCTCACGGGCACGGCTAATGTATCAGTAACTCTTAATGCAGCAACAGGTGGTGTCGGGGTTATACTTGTATGGTCAATTATAGATCCAGCACAGGATCCATCTTGGAGCGATATAAATACTACTAATACTCCTAGTTGGACTGCAGTTACTACTACTAATGATCCTGATTGGGAACAAGTAGCTTAACTTTTATGAAAAAACAACTTATAATAAATTTGCACGGAGATAAACAATGGCAACTTATGTAAATAATCTCAGGTTAAAAGAAATATCCACAGGAGATGAGTCGGGTACTTGGGGCACTAGCACTAATACTAACTTAACTTTAGTAGGTGAAGCATTCGGTTACGCAACTAAAGCTGTAGCTAACGCTTCAACAGATACACTCACTATACCAGACGGCAGTGAAACCGACAGCGAACCTAGAAGAATGTACCTCAAACTCACAGGTGGAGGTCAAGCTTGTACTGTGACTTTAGCACCAAACACAGTTTCTAAAGTTTGGTTAATTGAAAACGCAACAAGTTATACACTCACAATGTCACAAGGTAGTGGTGCCAATGTAGCAATATTAGCAGGTCAGGTAAAAATGATAGCTACAGACGGAGCAGGTTCTGGTGCAGCAGTTTACGACTTACTTCAAGACTTAGCTATACCAGATTTATTTATAGACGATGATTTAAAATTACAATCAGATGGAGCTATTATAAGTTTTGGTGCAGACGGAGATATAACACTTACACACACAGCCGATACAGGTTTAACTACTAACGGCACTTTTCAAGCCACAACCATCACTGCAACTACAGCTTTTGTACCAGATGCTAGTGACGGAGCTGCATTAGGTACAAGTTCGCTTGAGTTTAGCGATTTATTTTTAGCAGACGGTGCAGTTATAAATTTAGGTGCTGATCAAGACACCACTTTAACTCACGTAGCTGACACAGGTATATTACTTAACAGTACAAGACAATTACAGTTTGGTGATTCTGGTACATATATACACCAATCAGCAGATGGAGTACTAGACCTAGTTTCAGACACTGAAATAGAAATAAACGCTACTACTATTGATATAAACGGTAATGCAGACGTATCAGGAACAGTTACCGCTACTGGTACTTCTGTTTTTGCTAGTCTTGACATTTCAGGAGATATAGATGTAGACGGAACTACTAACTTAGATGCAGTAGATATTGATGGAGCTGTAGATGTAGCAGGTATTATTACTACAAGCACACCTGGAAGTAACAATGTAAGATTAGGTGATGGTGCTGGTGCTGCAATAGAAAGTGGCGGAACTAGAAATGTTGCCATAGGCTCTAATGCTGGTGCTGCAATAACTACTGGTGATTATAATGTAGCTATTGGATATAATGCTCTTAATGCAGAAGATACAGGAACTAGGTCAACGGCTGTAGGTTATTTTGCTTTAGATACACAAAACAATGATGACGCTAACCATAATACAGCATTAGGCTTTACTGCGTTAGAAAAAACAACAACTGGTCAATATAATACAGGTTTAGGTTCACAAGCACTTAATGCTAATACAACTGCTAATAACAATACAGCAGTTGGATATAATTCTTTAGTGTTAAACACTACAGGTAGACAAAATGTAGCAGTAGGTTCTACGAGCCTTGATGCAAACACAACTGGAGAAAACAATACTGCTGTAGGATACGATGCCCTTTCTGCTAATACAACAGCAGATGAAAATACAGGAGTCGGAGGTTTTGCTCTTAATGCAAATACTACAGGTGATAAAAATACAGCAGTTGGTTTATATTCTTTACTTAGCAATACTGAAGGCACACACAATGTTGCTATTGGTAGAAGTGCTTTACAGAGCAACACTACAGCAAGTCATAATGTAGCAGTAGGCTCTACTTGCCTTGATGCTAATACCACAGGTGCTCAAAATGTTGGTATAGGCAGAGATACTTTATCAGCTAATACAACTGGTCAAGATAACGTAGGTGTTGGTTATGCATCACTTCAAGCAGCCACTACAGCAAGTAACAATACAGGGCTTGGCTCTAAATCATTAAGGTCAAACACTACGGGGGCTCAAAACACAGCAATAGGTGCTGAGTGTGCAGACGCAATTACTACAGGCTCTAACAATACAGCTGTTGGTTATGAAGCTATGGGTAAGCTAACAACTGGTACTGATAATGTTGCTATGGGTAGAGCAGCTTTACTAGACACTACATCAGGAGCAGGTAATGTTGCTATAGGTGTTGAATCGTTAGAAAACAATACAGGTAATGAAAACACAGCAATAGGTAAACATGCTTTAAGAGGTAATACGACTGGTGGTAGTAATGTTGCTATCGGTATTAATGCTCTAAATACTGATGATACAGGAAGTTATACTGTAGCTATAGGTAGAAACGCTTTATTAAATCAAAATGCTGGAGATAATTCTGCAAACGTAGCTGTTGGTTATAATACAGGTTCAGCTATTACAACAGGAACAAGTAATACTTTAATCGGTTATATTGTTGGTGATGCAATAACAACTGCTGGTGGTAATACAGCAATGGGATATGCAGCATTAACTAACTGTACCACAGGCGACTCTCATACTATTATGGGTTTTGAAGCTGGTGAAGATTTAAGTACGGGAGCACACGCTGTTTTCTTAGGTTATAGAGCAGCCATGAACTCAACCACAGGTAATTATAATGTTGTTATAGGTAGTAATTCTGCCGCACAAATGACTACAGGTAGTAGTAACACAGTACTAGGTTATGGTGCTGGTACTTCAATAGTAGATTCATCTAGTAATATATTAATAGGTTATGATGCTGAAAGTAGTAGTGGTGGTTCTAGTGAATTAGTCATAGGTGTTTCTGTAGTTGGTAAAGGCGATAACACAGGTTTTATATCTGCGAATGGAAGTATATATCAAGGTAATAATTCATCATCTTGGGCAACAACTTCTGACAGAAGAATTAAAAAGAATATAGAAGATAATAACATAGGTTTAGAAGCTATAAATAAAATACAAGTTAAAAACTTTGAATATAGAACTAAAGATGAAATAACTGATTTTGATAATGTTGATTCAGTAACAGTTAATAAAGAAGGAGTGCAAGTAGGAGTTATAGCACAAGAAATAGAAAATGTTTTACCAGATGTAGTCAAAGAAGAATCAACAGGAGTAAAAACTGTTGACCCAGATAATATTACTTGGTATCTTGTAAACGCAGTAAAAGAACTTTCTGCACAAGTAGAAGAATTAAAAGCTAAATTAAACGAAGGAGAATGATATGGCACAAACAGTAACAGAATGTTTAAATGTGGCTACTGACAGCGTAAATCTTATAAATGGTGTAAAAGCTGGAAGTTGGGATGTTGAAGGTATGACACAAGCTGAAATAAATTCAATGGTACAAAGAAATGTTGACCATTTAGAAACTATTTTAGAATATGCACCTGTTGATAGTGATGATGAAACGCCTAATGTAAAAGGCTCATCTAGTAGTAAAAAAACTGATTGTACTAACGCTATCACTGTAGGTAAAGCGTACATAACTTCAAATAGTTAACAAGACTAAACACTTGAGGAGGTGTAATTATGTCAAATGTGGATAATGGTATCGTTATAGATGGTACTGAAATTAAAGAGTCAGATATGACTCAAAAACAAATTTATTTAACAAATCAATGTAAAGATTTATTAAATAAAAAAGGTAGGCTTGAATTTGAATTAGATCAAGTACAAGCTAGTTTAAACGTGTTTCAGCAAGCTTTGGTACAGGAAACTAAAAAAGAAGCAGATGAAATACTTGACTCAGAGAAATCTGAAGGAGAGAAAAAATGATGTGGGCTAATATTATAGTTTGGATTACAGCAATTATATCTATAGCTTCAGTTATAGCAGCAATAACTCCAACCCCTAAAGATGACCATTGGTTTAGCTATTTAAAAGCTAAGGACAAAGGATGAGTTGGTTAGAAAAAATGTGGAGCAAAGTTACTGGTACTGAAAAAGTAAAAGTAAGAGCTAGAAACAAAAAAGGACACTACGTAGCTGATGATAAATCTACACCTGATGTGGATGAAGCTTGGACTACTAAAAGAGTGAAAAAATCTGAAAAATCCTAATGGCTAAATCACCTGATGCGTTTGTTTATAACGCTACATTAGAACGTATAGTAGATGGCGATACTTTTGATTGTTGTCTAGATTTAGGTTTTGATGTAAAGCTACACAAACAACGCGTCAGACTTGCAGGTATAGATACACCTGAAAGTAGAACTAGAGATTTAGCAGAAAAGAAACTAGGTCTAGCAGCAAAAGCACGATTAAAAGAATTGTGTATAGGCACTTTAAAAGTTAAGTCTTTAGGTAAAGGAAAGTATGGTCGTATATTAGGCATACCTTATACAGAAGATGGCAGAGATATATGTCAAGTGTTAATAAAAGAGGGTCATGCCGTAGCATACGACGGAGGCAAAAAGAAAAAAGTTTGGGGTGATTACTAATGGAATCAGTCGTCACTTTAATTCAAGAAGTAGGGTTTCCTATCGCTGCAGCTCTTGGGCTTGGGTGGTTTATTTATAAACTTATCATGCGTATAGTTGACGGCATGGAAACTAAACTAGACACCGTTGATGAAAAAGTAGAAGGACAGATAGCAGCAATAGAAGAAAGGTTAGGAACTAAATTAGATACACAACACGGTATATTAGTAGCCCTAATAGATAGAGTACGTAGTTTAGATAATGAAATTATAAGGCAAGATACGTTAGTAAAAACTATACTAGGTGTACCACAACTTATAGACAGTAATAAAATAGCTAAAGCGAGTAGAGATGACCAAAGAAAAGACTGATAATACTTGGATTTATAGGGTAGCAGGATTGCTATGTATTTTCTTTTTTCTTGTAGTTTTAACAAAACCTTTATTGGCAGACACTATAACTTTTAAATTTAAAAATCCTAGTTTTAGTGGCATAGGCACGTCAAGTCACTACCTGACTATAGAAAACCAAGAGTTTAACCGTAAAGAAGCATTGAAAGCAGAAATCAAAGCTTTACAAGAACAAATAGAAAGAGATAAAGAAAATACCACTCTAGCTCGTTTTATCAGGAACCTCGAGAGTCGTATTTATGCACAACTTTCTAGACAATTAGTAGAAAATTTATTTGGGGAAACTCCCAGTACAGAGGGTACTTTAACCCTTGAAGGCAACACTATTAAATACAGCGTTGTTGATGGAATAATTACTTTAACTATAACAGATGCAGATGGGAATGTTACGACTATATCTTTACCCGTTGGTAATTTTACTTTCTAGTTGTAGCCTTACACCTGTAGATAAAAGTCTTACAACTACTGAAACTTTACCAAACGTTTTACAAGCACAGTCTGAGGAGCTGTTTAATGTAGCTCAACCTAAAGTACCCATAGTAGTAGCAGTTTACCCTAATAGTTTCACTGATCAAACAGGTCAACGTAAAAGTAATAGTGAGTTTGCTCTATTCAGTACAGCTTTAACACAAGCACCCAATCATTTACTAATACGTTCACTTAAAAACGCTTCTAACGGTAAGTTTTTTAGAGTAGCAGAAAGGGTAGGTTTAGATAATTTAACTAAAGAAAGACAACTTATACGTTCAGCAAGAGAGCAAAATGAAGATAAAGATGGGGCTAAACCACTTATGCCTTTATTATTTGCTGGTGTTTTAGTTGAAGGTGCAGTTATAGGTTATGACACTAATATAAAAAGTGGTGGCATTGGAGCTAGATATTTAGGTATAGGTTCTAGTAAACAGTATAGAATAGATAATATTACTATCTCCCTACGTATGGTGAGTGTAGCTACAGGTGAAGTTTTAATTGATGTATTAATAACTAAAGAAATATACAGTTATGGTCAATCACAAGACGTATTTAAGTTTATTGAAGCAGGTACAGAGCTAGTAGAAATAGAGATGGGTGACTCACAAAACGAAGTCACAACACTAGCACTTTTAAGGGCTATAGAGTCAGGAGTTTTAGAAATCATAAAAATAGGTTATAGTAAAGGTTTCTGGGAGGAAAAATATGAAACAATTGATATTGATAAGCCTGATTGTGGCGACGAGTGTAACGAAGCTATACGGGGCTGATAATGAAATATATGTTGACCAGAGTGGTGCAACAGCTAATATAGATTTAGAACAACTTGGTTCTGGAAATATAATAGGTGGTTTAAATTCTGCAGCAGGTAGTTTAACTGCTTTAGATTTAGATGGGCTTAGTTTAACGTTAGATATAAATCAATTAGGTGACACTAATAAATTTTTAGGCGATATATTAGGTGATAGTATCACAGGTTTTTTTGAGTTTGACGGTGATAGTAATACTTTTACTATACAAGGTGACCCAACAAATACTTATGGTATAGACAGTTCTAATTACAACGTAAGCGTAACAGGTACTACTAATACTTTTACTTTAGATCACGGCACAAGTGCTCTTGCTGCTACGTTAGATTTAGATTGGATTATACAAGGCGATGGCAACACTTTTGATTTTGACATAAATTATGATGGTGGTACTTCTTATGTTGATGTTGATGGAGATAGTAATACTCTGAACTTTACAGGTTCTGGTTATGCTGGTGGATATTTTTATTTAGACCAGACAGGTAATTCTAGAACATTTAATATACAACAATTAAGTACACAAGATAATGACTGGCTTAAGATTATTTCTAACGGTAATAACGGTACTGTTTGCGTCATTCAAAACGACCAAGGTACAAGCACAAGCTGTTGATATAGGTGATATTTCTGAATTAAGGGGTAACGCCCAAATACTAAGGGATAAACCTTATCAAGCTGATTTAGAATTTGCTATACAAAGCAATGATGAAGCTATAACTACTAACGGTAGAATGGCCATAACTTTTCTTGACGAGTCGGTAGTCAAACTTACTGAACACTCACAACTACTCATTGATGAGTATATTTACGACCCTGACCCTAGTAAATCAAAAATGTCACTTAATTTTGCTTTAGGTACAGCTAGATTTATAACAGGTAATTTAAACCGTATAGATAAACAGAATATAAAACTTAGTACACCTACAGCGAATATCGCCATACGTGGTACAGATTTCACGGCTACCGTAGATGAGTTAGGTAGAAGTTTAATTATACTATTACCAGACGCTCTAGGACTCTCCAGCGGTGAAATAGAAGTAGTTACGGCTATGGGTACGGTTATATTAAATAAGCCCTATGAAGCTACTACAGTTAATGTGTTTGAATCAGCACCTAGTAAACCTGTTGTATTAGATTTAAGTTTAGATATTATTGATAATATGTTAATAGTTACCCCGCCTAAAGAGGAACAAGTTTTAACAGAAGAGTCTAACGTAGTAAAAACTAATAATTTTTTAGACTTTAATGATTTAGATATTGATTATTTAGCAGAAGATTTTTTAGATGATAACAGTTTAGAATTTACAGAACTAGATATAAATTATTTAGATGTAAATTTTTTAGAAGATTTACTAGACATACTTGACGTACTTGCTATTAAAGAAGAGGAGGATCAATTAGCGTTGGCTACAGGTATCAACATAAGCGGAACTTTGATAGGTCAAGATGCTAATACACAAATTACAACAATTATTACAGGTCAAACTATAAGTTTACGCAGAAAAGTAAGCGAAAACGCTAGGGTTGACTTAAACGTAGAGGGCAGTTATACAGTAATCTTTATTCAAGATGGGGTTTCAAATACAGTAAAAATAAACGGTGGCGGTGATTCTGTTATAACTATAAAACAGAGCAGTTAAAATGAAACGATACATAATACCATTATTAATATTATTAGCATTACCTTTATTATTTCAAAGTACACCTACTGAAATAATTAAATTAAAAACATTTGATGCTTTGATAAAAACTCCAGAGCCATCAGGTAATTTTGTTATACTTAATATTACAGAGGACGATGTAGAACGTGAGGGCGGTTATCCATTACCTAGAGATCGTTTAGCAAACATACAACTTGAATTACTGGGCAAAGGTGCATTAGGTGTAGGTTGGGTCATATCATTCCCACAAGCAGATAGAATGGGCGGTGATAGTAGGTTCGTTAGCAGTTTAGGTTATGCACCTAGTGTTTTGGCTACGTTTGAAAACGGTAAAGGTGTGTACCCTAAAACAACAGGAACTGTCATAAGAGGACCAGATGCTGGCGGTATACAATCTACAGGCATAAAAGAAAACTATTATGTGTATGAAAATATTTTGCAGGGTGTTGCTACAGCTCCTACTGAGGTTGACCAACTTGTAAGGCGTATTCCTCTCTTACTTAAGAGCCCGAATGGTTGGTCAGCTTCTTTCGGCACACAAGTTTTAAAAATTTTAACCAACACTCCAACATACATAATCACAACCAATGATAACGGGGTACAAGAAATAGCAGTTAGGGGTTTACCACCAGTTAAAACAGATAGTTTTGGTCGTAAATGGATAAGTTGGGTTGATACGCCACAAACAGATTTACAAGAAATGAACGTAAATGGTAAATTTGTGTTTGTAGGTGTTACCGCTAACGGTGTCATGCCACAAGTTGCTACTCCTGTAGGTTTACTAGAGCCACACAAAATACAGGCAGCACTCGCTGAATCTATACTGATACAAAATAGTCCTTACATACCTGATTGGTCACTAGCTGTTGAATTAACTGTATTTTTATTTGGTGTAGTGTTAATATGGTTTTTACTTCAATATTTAGGTATAACTTTAGGGATAGTTACTGCGTCAGGTGTAATGATACTTACTGGTTTTTTAGGTTATTATTCTATAACTAAAGGAATATTGATTGATGTAACTTGGACATTAATTTCTGAATTTATAACTGCTTCTACTGCATTTTACCTACGTTTTAGACAACAATATAAATTACGTCAATTAATTAAAAAACAGTTTGAACATTATCTCGATCCACGACAGGTAAAATTACTACAGAAAAATCCTGATTTATTAAAATTAGGTGGTGAAAAAAGAAACTGTACTTTTTTATTCACCGACGTAAGAGGTTTTACATCTTTATCAGAAAAATTAGAACCAGAACAGGTTACTGAAATTATGAACAAAGCCTTAACTATACAATCAAATGCTGTAAAAGAGTATGGAGGTATGGTTGATAAGTATATTGGTGATGCAATGATGGCTATATTTAATGCTCCTATAGATTTACCTAACCATGAAGATAGAGCTATAAAAACAGCATTAAAAATAATAGAAGATATGAAAAAAGCAGATATAGGAGTAGCAATAGGAATAGGAATTAATACGGGTAAAGCAGTAGTAGGCAACATGGGAAGCGAAACTAGGTTTGATTATTCAGCGATAGGAGACCCTGTTAACACTGCTGCTAGGCTTGAATCAGCAACTAAAGAAGTAGGTGTAGATTTAATAATAGGTGAAAATACTAAAAAAAGTTGCGATTTTAAGTTAAAATTGTTAAAACCAATTAAAGTTAAGGGTAAAAAAGAATCATTAACTATATATACGGTATGAATATGAATAAAACATTAAGTGTTCAAGACGTGGCTGCAGATCTTGCAGTTTCTAAAAAAGAAAACGCAGAACGTTGGAAAACTGCATTCAATGAGTTTGCTGATATTAAACAAGAAATAACCTCTATAAACAATACTATAAAAATGGCTACGTTTGGCGTATTTAGTTTTATAGGTGCATTAACTATAGCGGTCGTAACGGTGATTATATGAAAGGAATATTAAAAAACATAGTAGGAGCAGTAGCTCCAACAATAGGTACAGCATTAGGTGGACCAATGGGTAATATGGCTATGGGTAAAATAGCTGAAGTATTAGGCGTATCTAATGACCAAAAATCTATACAACAAGCTATACAAAACGCTACACCAGAACAAATGTTAGAGTTGAAAAAAGCTGAGCAAGAGTTTGAAGTACAGATGAAAGAACTTGACGTAGACGTTTTTAAACTTGAAGTAGCTGACAAACAAAATGCTAGAGGCATGTTCAGTAAAGATTGGACTGCTAGAATAATAGGTTTATTTACTATAGGTGGATTTTTAGGATACATATTTTTAGTTACCTTACAACCACCAGAACAAAACAGTGAAGCACTGATTAACTTAGTGCTAGGTTACTTAGGAGGGTTAGCAAGTGCAATTATTTCGTTCTATTTTGGGGCGTCTCACACCAGCGATAAAGGAGAGTAGTATGAAAATATCACAAGAGGGCTTGTCCCTTATAAAAAAATTTGAGGGTTGTGAGCTTGAAGCCTATAAATGTGCTGCGGGCGTATGGACAATAGGTTACGGTTCAACAAAAGGAGTAGAAGAGGGCAATACCATCACACAAGAAGAAGCTGATAAACTTCTACTGGATGAGATGGAAGAGTACGAAGGATACATAAACGATATGGTTAAAGTAGATTTAAAACAAAATGAGTTTGATGCTTTAGTTTCGTGGGTATATAATTTAGGTTCTTCTAATCTTAGTTCTTCTACTTTATTACAAAAATTAAATACTAAAGAATGGGACGATGTACCTAATCAAATAAAAAGATGGAATAAAGCGGGTGGTAAAGTTTTACAAGGCTTAATAAGAAGAAGAGAAGCAGAAGCTTTATTATTCGAGGGTAAAGAGTGGCACGAGGTTTAATATGCCGTTAAATAAATTTGTATTCAAACCTGGAATAATGCGTGAGGGCACAGCCTATGATAATGAGGGCGGGTGGTTTGATACAAACTTAGTACGTTTTAACGCAGGCAGACCAGAAAAAATAGGCGGTTGGCGTAAAGATACACCAAATAGTTTTTTAGGAACTTGTCGAGCTTTACACTCTTGGGTATCTTTAAACGGTAGCAAATTTTTAGGTTTAGGCACACATTTAAAATATTACATAAATGAAGGAGATAATTTTAATGATGTTACCCCCATACGAGCCACGACTACTGATGGCATTACTTTTTCTGCTACTGATGGTAGCTCTACTATAACAGCGACTGACTCAAGTCATGGAGCAGTACAGGGTGATTTTGTTACTATAAGCGGAGCATCTAGTTTAGGCGGTAATATAACCGCAGCAGTTTTAAATCAGGAATATCAAATAGTTAGTGTTCCTACTTCTAATACATATACATTTACCGCTAAAGATACTGACAGCAATACAGTTACAGCTAATAGTAGTGATAGCGGAAACGGTGGTAGTGGGGTAGACGGTGCATATCAAATAAACGTAGGTCTTGATACTTACGTACAATCAACAGGCTGGGGTGTAAGCACTTGGGGAGCAGGTGGTTACGGTTCAGTTACAGCTTTATCAGACACTAACCAATTACGTTTATGGTCACATGACCACTTTGGTGAGGACTTGTTATTAGCTGTACGTAACGGGGCTATATATTATCATGATACTAGCGACGGATTGTCTGCTAGAGCTGAAGCACTTACAGCACAAACTGGTGCTAATTTAGTGCCTACTAAATGTTTAGGTGTTACAGTATCAGAAACAGACAGGCATATTATAGTTTTAGGTGCTGACCCTATATCAGGAACAAGTAGAACTGGTACTATTGATCCTATGTTAGTAGCGTTTGGTGACCAAGAAAGTTTATTAGAGTTTGAGCCAAAAGAAACTAATACAGCTGGTAGTTTAAGATTATCTGAGGGTAGTTTAATAGTTGGTTCAGTAAAAGCTAGACAAGAAACACTTATATGGACAGATACTGCTTTATACAGTATGCAGTTTATAGGACCACCATTTACTTTTAGTATAAATTTAATTAACAATAATACTGGGCTCATATCTCCTAACGGGGCTATTACTTCACCTAGTGGTGTTTATTGGATGGGTTATGATAATTTCTATATTTATAACGGTAGTGTAAAAAAAGTACCCTGTAGTGTACTGAGTTACGTTTTTGATGATTTAAATGCAGGACAAGCATATAAAATATTTGCGTTTACTAATAATGCACATGATGAAGTAGGTTGGTTTTATCCTTCAGCTGACTCAGAAGAAATTGATAGATACGTAGTTTATGACTTTAATGACAATGTTTGGACTTACGGTCAGTTAAGCAGAACTGCATGGCTCGACGAGGGTACTGTTAGTTATCCTAGAGCTACTAGCAATAATTATTTATATGAACATGAGTTTGGTTATAACGATGACGGTAACCCTATGACTAATGTATTTATTGAGAGCAGTGATTTTGATATAGGCGACGGTGAACAGTTTGCTTTTATCAATAGAATTATACCAGACATAAAATTTTTAAATAACAGTTCGGCTGGTAAAGTAAACATAGTTTTAAAAACTAGAGATTTTCCTGGAGATACACTCACTACTAATAGCACTAATGCGGTAGGTAGTACAACACAACAAACACACGTAAGAGGCAGAGCTAGACAAGTCGTACTCAGGCTTGAATCTTATGACGGTAACACTAATTCTGGTAATGATGATACTGGGTGGAGACTAGGTGCAACTAGGATCGATACAAGGAATGACGGTAGAAGATGAGTAAACTTTTAGCTACTAGGCTACCTATATCTATGGGTGATGTAGTAACTCCTGATATCTATAATAGGTTAGTTAGGATATTAGAGATTAATTTAGGCACATTCGACCCTGACAATACTAGACAAATAACAACAGCAGAACGTGATACACTCAAATTTAACGTAGGTAGTTTAATATGGAATACAGACGTAGAAGTATTACAAGTATGGAACGGTTATAAGTGGTTAGATATAGGAGAAAGGTTAATAGACCGTGGTTATGAGGCTACAGCGAGTGTAGGTCGAGTTACAGTAGCCCTAGACGGCGATACTTCTATAGAGATTGGTATAAATAATTAAGTATATGAGTTGTTTATAAACTATACAGCTCGTGAACTTGTATATATAATAGATTTATGGGCGGATTGAAGAGCGCATTTAAAAGTATTAAAAGGTTCGTTAAAAAGAACACGAGAGACATCGCTACTGTTATAGGTTTCGCTGTAGGTGGACCGATAGGTGCTGCTATAGGTCAAGGCATAGGTTCTTTAGGTGAGGGTAGAGATTTAAGTAAATCACTCAGAAGTAGTTTAAAAGTTTATGCTGGAGCTAATATGGCACAAGGTGCTGGACTATCAGGAGGTCAAGATGGTTTTGGTATTAGTTTCGGTACGCCTGTAGATAACACAGGGGGTCTAGGTGGATTTTTCCAAGACGTAGGGGCTACAGGCAGAGATATGTTTACTGGTAAAGATGCTGCTAAATTCGGTAGTGGCGACCTAATGGGCAGTTTTAAAGATTTAAATATGTTACAAAAAGCTGGTGTTGGTTTAATAGGTTCTGATATTGCAAGTGGTATGATGGGCGATGAGACACCAGCTAGGACTCCTGGACCGATTGACCAAAGCGGATATTTAACTGAGGGTTTAACTCCTGCTATGCTCAGCGATGTATATGGTACTCAAGGCTCAAGTACAGGTATATCAGGTAGTATGCCTAGTTTAAGTTCAGCTTACGCATATGACCCAGTAAACTCTACTATAGCTGAGTTATTAAAAGAAAAAGAAAGGTATGAATTAGAGTTTCCTGAGTTCGCTAGAGTTAACGTAAAAGACGGTGGTATAGCGAGGTTGGCTGATGGCGGTGAACTACCAGAAGTTGATTTAAGAGAACATGGCGGTGAAACACATGACTCTGAAGGCTCAGGTGATGAAGATACCATACCAGCACTACTAGCAGACGGTGAGTTCGTAATGACTAAACAGTCTGTTAAAGGTATAGGAGACGGTGATCATGATAAGGGTATAGCTAGACTATACGCTATGATGGATATGAATGAAAACAAAGCTCAAATGATGGGCTTAGGAAGAGCATAATGGCAGAAGTAACAACAGGACGTAGCGAAACCCTACCTCCGCAGTATTATCAAGACTTAATGAGAGGAATCCCAGGGGCAAACGTTCCTGGTATAATGCCTTTATTAAATCAAAACTTAGTAAATCAATTACAAAGTATGGGCGTTCCTGGTGGTACACCCTATACTTATCAAGGTCAAAGGATAGCAGATTTTACACCTGCGGAACGTATGGGTATGCGATTAGCTGGTGAAAACGTAGGCTCTTACCAACCGTTTTTTGATCAAGCAGCACAAATGGCTAGGCAAGGTTATAGTGACGCTAGAGGCAGTGCTATGGAGGGTCAAGATTTTATGCGCCAAGGTGCATTATCAGGTGCACAAGGTATAGGCGAAGCACAAAATTTACTCAGAGGCGTTCCAGGATTAGCAAGAGACGCAACTTTTGAAGGGTTGGGGGGAATACGTACAGGTCAAGGTACTTTAGGTCAGGCTACTGATATATTAGGCGGTGCTGCTCAAGGTTTTGACCCTAGAGGTATTTCTAGTTTTATGAACCCATATGAAGATGCTGTAGTTGGTAGAGCTATGCAAGACCTTGAAGAACAAGGAGCAAAAGCAGATATAGCAGGTAGAGCACAAGCTATAGGCTCTGGTGCTTTCGGTGGTAGTAGAGCTAGATTAGGTGCACAAGAAAGAGAAGAAGCATTACGTAAAGCCCAGCTTGAAACCGCAGCAGGATTAAGAAGACAAGGTTATGAATCAGCAGCAGGTAGGGCACAATCAGCATTTGAAAATCAACAAGCTAGACAGCTTAATCAGGCTAATGCTATGGCTAATATAGGTCAACGTCAAGCGGGTATGGGTGCACAAGTAGCTGGGTTAGGGCAAAATTTAGCAGGTACTATTGGTACTGCTGCTGGAGGACTAGGTAGTTTAGGTACAGGACTAAGTAACATATACGGTGGCACAGGTAGAAACTTAGCTAGTAGCGGACTACAGGCTGGTCAGTTTGGTTCTAACGTAGGCGGTCAAATGGCTGGGCTAGGTCAAGGGTTATCAGCTTTACGTCAAGGTGATGTTAACACTATGATGAATATAGGTGGTATGCAACGTGGACAAAACCAAGCTGGTTTAGACTTAGCATATCAAAACTTTGTAGGTCAATATAACTTACCAACACAGTTAATAGGTCAAACCGCAGGTATAGCACAGGGGTTAGCCCCTACTTTAGGTGGTACAGTTTTACAACGAGGTGAAACTAGTGGCGGTAACAATAACTTAATGAGCAATTTAGGCACCGCTATAGCTGGGTACGGAGTCTACAAAGATTTAACTTCTCCTAGTGGTGTGAGTGTCACATGATAAATCAAGAAGACTTAACTAAAAATATTGATAGATCAAGGCTTTTGAGTCAAGCTAAAACTATGCTAGATCAAAACATACCTATGGAAACTATATCTCAACAGTTAGGTTTAGACAGAAACACATTAAATAATTTATTATTACAAAATCAATTAATGCCAGAAACAGTGCTGCAACCAGAAGATTATAGAAGCAGTTACGGTCCAACAGGCATTATGTCTAATCAAATACAAGACGCTGACACTAATATGGTTATTGACGATATAGTGAAAGGCGGTGAAAAAAGTGAAGATATCATTGAATTTTTAGGTGTCGATTTAGGTGTAGATCTAGGTAACTTAGGCGGTAATCCTGACGATGATACTACTCAAACTTTAGGTCAAGCTTTGAACTCTGGTAGTGTGGCTGGGTCAATAGGTAGTACGGACGCTATGTCTTCTTTCCTTGAAAACGCTAGTTTCCTTGAAAATTTAAGTGACCCTGAAAAATTAGAAGTTTATAAAAAAGCAGCAGCAGACATTATAGGTGAACCAGACTATGATGCTTTATTAAAAGAACCAGATAAAATTATGCCTTACCTAGCAGCAGGTTTATCTTTAATTCAATCAGGTGAAAAAGGAGACGAGTGGGGAGCAGCACTCGGTAAAGCGTTTATAAGTGGTTATGGCACTAAAATAAAAGAAGAAAAAGAATTTACAAAAGGTAAACGAGCTTTAGAACTTGACAGACAAAATAAAATTAATTCATTAGTAACTACTTTTGCTGTTCAAGATTTTGCAACTAGAGCATCACTCAATAAAACACTATTAAATTCAAGTTTAAAAGCTCCTATAGAAGTTGACATAGTTGGTCCAAGTGGCACATACGCTGATAAATCAACACTATATATGGATGAAACAAAATTTGCTGAGTATGCAAGGCTTAATCCAGGCAAAATAAGAGAAGCTAAAAATTTTAACAAACAACCATACACACTCATTGATAAAAACGGTATAGGGGTAAATGTATGGATGGATAATGATATGATAAATGAATTATCTAACAATCCTTTATTAGCTGGTAGAATTAAACAAGGTCACGAAGACAGAACTAGCGGTAAATTATATAGATATACTCAAAACGGTGAAACGGTTGAAAAGTTTTTAACTCAAGAAGCATTCAATGCTTTGCCTAAAGAGGTAAGAGAAAACGCCATACCTATGCCTACTACTGGTGGTACTCCCCAATGGGTACGAGATAACGTAAGTGGTGAGGAACTTTGGATAGCCCCTACTGAACTACTTAGAAACTCAAACAAATATACGAAAATTATGAACGGTTGGAGCATGATTACAAATGCTGATGGTAGTACGGAAATGTCTTATGGATCTAATCAGCAACTAAGAGAAGCAAACAAAAAATACGAAATAGTTAACAATAAACTTTTAGGAGTTGATAGAGGGTTTGATAATTATTTTATTGCGGCAGACCAACTTGATAAAGCTATCACTGATTTTACATCACAATACCCAGAGCAAGCAGATTTACTTTTTGACAATTTAGCAGGTAACTTCACTAATTTCGCTGATAATGTAGCTATATCTTTAGGGGCTTTTAACAATATGTTTACTGCACCAGAAGACGAAGGTGGGTATAGATTTAAAATACAAACAGAAGCAAACGATAAAGGAACTTACGTCGATTACGAGGTAATGAGACAAAGTGTTGTAGGTAGTACCGAGTTTCAAGAATTTAAGAAAAGCCCTTTCGCTAGAATGTTAGAAGCTTCAGGTATCACGGGGGCTAGACTTGATGCAGCATTATTTGATTTAGCTATGTTGGGTGCTGCTAGTATGAATATTGATAAAGGTCTTGACCTAAGAGCTATATCGGATTTTGAAACTAAGCAATTTATGAAATTACAAGGTGGTAACGTTGCCTCACTTAAACAATATCAAGCAGTAGCAAATGATTTTAGACTCAAACTAGTAAAGAAAAACATAGCTGAAATTGATAGAAATTTGTTAGAGTCTAATTTATTACTTATTACAGATAGATTTGGACAGCCAGACTTGGTAAAACAAGAAGCGTTAAAAAAGACTGGTTTGAAAATTAGAAAAAAATTAGAAGAAAGGTTAGCAAGTCTTGAAGAAATGGATACTAGTGAAAAATTAAATTCTAAAGTAGAAACTTTCGTAATTGACACTGAAGTGGGCGGTGGTGATGAAAATGTAAAAGTTTTCCCCACTATTCAAATAAGTCCTAATAGTCAATTTGGGCAAAGTATAGGGATTACCGAACCTATAAACACAGAGACTAAACTAGAATTAGTTGACGGTACGTTTAGTTACCGTGATTTAATGAATAATTATGCGAGATATGCTAACGAACCACAATTACAACAAAGTTATTATTTATCATTACAAAAACAACTAACCCCAGCACAGTTTCAAATACTTAACATACACTTACTAGAAGCTGGATTAATACAGGTACAATAATGGCACAGAATGATATTATAGACATAGACGAAATTATTGATCAAAACATTGATTATAGTCAGCCTATACCTACGATGACACAACCTATACCTGACCCAGTTATAGATAAGGTTTACCCTAGTGGTGAAGAAACTCCAGGACAACTTTTCCCTAATGATTTTAAAAATTACATTCTTGATAAAACTAATATCAGTCCTAGTATATTAGATACTATTTTAGGCAGACCGTACAGTTTTAGAGATAGGTTTGTAAACCTCAACCCTAAAGACGCAATAAGAGATTTGTTTAGGTTTACAACTCCTGGAAAACAACCGTTAGATAGAGATACACAACAACCTTTTGGGCTTAATTTTATGGAGTTAGTAAATCCTACTGACCCAAAAACTAAACGAGCTGAATCTTTAGGTATAGATGTAGATAAAGGTGCACCTTTTCAAGTACAAAAAGACGCTACGTATTTACCACCTGATAATTATGAAAGAGGTGTAAAAGCTTTATTAGTAGAAGCATATCCAGGTGTACCACTTGAAGCTTTTGAACTAGCTAAAGAACCAAACACAAACAGAATAGTATATAAAGATCCTGAAACTGGTCAAAAACAGTTTGTTACTCCTCCTGGTATTGATTGGCCAGATGTTACAGCTATTATGGAACCTCTATCATTAGAGATAGGTGCTGGTATAGGTGGGTTTATGGCAGGTAGTTCAGTTGGTCCAGCAGTTGGTGGTGTTGCAGGTGGAACAGGTGGACTCATAGGTACGGCAGCACTCACAGACAGTGGTTTTTGGCAAGCTACAGGTGCAGCAGCAGGTGCTACTGCTGGTGCAGTATCAGCGCCAATCACTTTTACTGTTATGGGTGAGACCATGGCACATTTTATATGGAGATATAATAATTTAAGGGGTATGAAAGATAGAGGCATACTTGATGAAACCTACACTCCAGATAAAATTTTAAAAACTGCTATAGATGACAGTAAAATGATTGCTGTGTATAGTGCTGGCGGTAACGCAGCATTCGCAGGGATAGCAAAATTTTTAGGTCGTAACCCTGCTAGTGCTTTAGGTATTGACGAAGATGAATTTTTAAACGCTTTTGAAGAAGTACAAAAAAGAATAGAAGCAGGTGGTCCAGAATCCACAGTTCTTGCTAATCTTACTACACCTCAAGTACTAGGGTCAGTTGATGAAGGACTACCTATACGTAAAGATGCTATGCAACGTGAAATTGATGTTTCAGCAGAAAAAAATCCTGAAGTTGAACGTAGGATACTTCAACAACAAGAAGATATTGATTTAGGTTACGGGAAAGTATTTGATGATTTAGGTATAGATACAGTTGTATTTCGTGATCAAGACATAGCTAGAGTCAAAAAAGATTTCGGTAGAGATATAGGTGGTTTTTTTGACCCTGAAAATGTTAATCCTAGGATAGGTGAAGGATTCGGGGTAGTACAAGCAGATAGATTAGCTATGTCTAAAAAAGTAAAAAATTTAACACAAGGTGCTGACCCAGAGGGTGTGTTTGATGAAATATGGACTAAGGGTAAGATAACTAGAGTTGACACATTTTTAGATATGGTGCCAGCGAATAAACAGACACAGTTTAAAAATTTAGTTTATAGAGATTTTTTAGAAAAAACTAAACCTATTAATGGAAAGTTTGATACTAACGCTGTTTCTAAATATCTAGTTGACCATGGTGATCAGCTTAAAGCTCTTTACGGGGAAGAGTTTGTTAACGGTTTAAGAACGTATAATAAACTTATAAAAGATATTACTTTTGATGCTCCTAGAATAGGAATAGCAGATTTAGAGTGGACTAAACTTTTAAACGTTTTAGCTAGATCTTATTTAGGTATTTTTACTAGACCTGGAAGAATGATTACTGCTGGTACAAGAACTACTGAAAGATTTAGAAGAGCTTCGTTTGAAGAAATGTTATTAAACCCTGAAGAATTAGTCAAACGTTTAAAAACAAAACAATTTTTTGAAAGTCCTGAAGGACAAGCATTTTATACTACAGCTAGAGCCATAGCTAGAGCTTATGAACAAGCAGATGGTGACTTAGCTGATTTAGAAAGAGGTGCAGATACAGAGTTAGAAACACAAAAACAAATGGCTGGTGATGATATACTCAGTTTATTTAATTTAGAAGATTTAGAGATGAATAGAGGCGGTGAAGCTGAAAGACCGTTGATGGCATTAAAATACGACGTAGGTAATTGATATGAGTTTTTTAAAAAAATTAGGACAAATGTTAAGTAACAGACCTGATAGAGATGGTCCAAGTCACGGGGGCGGTAGTCCAGATATAATAAAACCGCCAGACAACAGAGTTATGGGTGACCAAGGTTTAGGTGGTTATCTTAACCCTAATCAATTAGAAATGTTTACCAACCCACCTGTACCAAATAACCAAGCTGGTCTTATGAATATGGCTAACTTATTACAGCAGCAACAAGATACGTTTGGTGGTATGCTCACTTATCCCTCTCCCCCTAGTGATGATGGTACAGGCGGTGGTGGTACTGGTGGCGGTGGTGGCACTGGTGGTGGCACTGGTGGTGGCACTGGTGGCGGTGGTGGCACTGGTGGCGGTGGAGGTACTGGTGGCGGTGGTGGCACTGGTGGCGGTGGAAGTAGAGATGAAAGAGATCGTCAGGAAATTATAGATGAAATTAGAAGGAGAAGAGAAGAGGAAGAAAGGAGAAGAAGAGAAGTTCCACCAGAAGATTTTAAATTTCCACCAGAGGGTATCCCAGGCATACCTGTCGATATCCCAGGAGTACCGCCTATGACACCGCCTATGACACCGCCTATGACACCGCCTATGACACCGCCTATGACACCGCCTATGACACCGCCTAGAAGAGATGAGCAAATATTTGTACCTCCTAAAGATATAGGTGACGTAGATATGCCGAGATTAAATATGCCTAGGTTTCAAGGTTTACGTGATTTACCACAAAATTTTGATATACCTGTTCCTAGATTACCAACAGGTATGGAAACTTTAGTATCTCCAGATATTTTTATGAATAGAAGAAATACAGAAAGGCAAAACTTCGTGGCTGGTGGTGCACCAGCAAAAATACTCAACGCTATAGCAAGAGCAGGTAAAGGAGTAAAGAAAAAACTTGGCGAAGCAGACAGAAAATTTGAAGAAGCAAGACAGAGAAGCGGAATTTTTCCTGGCACATCAGACCCAGTCAATAATCCATTTACATATTTAGATGCTAAGATAATGGGGGGTCTTATGACACCGCCTGTTGTATTAGCAGGTATAAATGAAAAACGAAAAAGAGATGATTTAAGTTTGGCTAACTCTTATGGTCAAAAAGCTGCAGCAGAAGGCAAAACTTTAGAAGAGGCTATTAGACAATATACTGAAGATGCAAAAGTTCAAGGTCTCCCTACAGTTCAATATTATTTAATGGAAATAGAAAACGGTTACAATCAAGCAATGCAAAATACTTCACGTTAACCAGTCTTTTAATTTATCTTCACCTAATATAGTACTAGCTATTGATTGTTTTTTACGTAAAGCTTTAACTATTTTTTCATCAACAGTACGTTCACACACTATATCAATATATGTTACCTTGTTAGTTTGACCTATACGGTGGGCACGGTCTTCTGATTGTAAACGTTTTTCTAAATCATAGTTATTACTAAAGTAAATAACAGTTTTAGCAGCAGTCAAAGTTATGCCGTAACCACCAGTTTGAGTATTACCTACAAAAAATCTCATAGGACTGTCTGGGTTTTGAAACTCATTTATAACATACTCTCTACGTTCTTGTGGCACATCACCATAGTATGTACCTACAGAATTTTCACCATAGATATCTATTAATAGTTTTTCTATCCTTTTTATATCGTGACGGTAATTAGCCCAAATGATCACTTTACCGTCAGTTTCTTCTAAAATAGAGGACAATTCTGAGACTCTATTATTAGGTAACTCGGTAATACTACCGTCATCCGTCCCTATGAATCCGCATGAAATTTGATGTAAACGTATTATTTGAGTCATTATGTGATTTATGGTCACTAACTTTTTATTAGCTAATTGAGTAGCAGCAAATTTTTGTAATTCTCTATACGCTTTAGTTTGTTCAGGTGTCATCTCTATTTCTCTACGTATATAAATTTTTTCTGGTAAATCTAAACAGTCTTTTTTCAAAACCCTGTGGCTAAACTTACCTAAAGTTTCATTTAACTCATCTAAATTTTTGTAACCTGTAACAAATTTAAAAGTTCTGCCTTGACCAGTCATTTCTTTCATGTCTGCATATCTAGCACGGAATGCGTAATAACTGCTAAACCCTAATAAAGCTGGATCTAAAAACATGCACTGACTATACAAATCAAGTGGACTTTTAGTTATAGGTGACCCAGTTAAAATTCTTCTATAATGTGCATACTTACCTAAACGCACACAACTCTGTGTTCTTTTAGCTGATGGATTTTTTATAGTAGTACTTTCATCTATGATAAACATAGTTCGGTTAGCCTGTATAAATTTATTTGCATATTGACAACCTTTTTTAGTGCTAAAAGCTTCTATATTCATAACTAGTATTTTTAATTTTTTATCATATTGAAATAAATTTTCTAATTGTTTTAGAAACTTTTTAGTATGGCTACTGCTCCATTTTACAACTTCATATTCTACTTCGTCTGGTATGTGTGCTAGTAGTTCTTTATTTACCCATGTACTATATACACCTTTAGGTGCAACAATCAAAACGTTGTTTAATTTATTGTTATTATATAAATAAACAAAATTATCAATAACTACTTTTGATTTACCACAACCCATCTCCATAAACAAAGCGTATTGATTTCTATCACAAGATTCGTTAAGTGCTTCTAGTTGATGGTCGTAGGGTTTAGTTTTGAATTTATACTTATCCATATCTCGTCTCTTATATAGTTATATAATAAACTAGGTCATAAAAAATAAAAAGGATATTGCATGTTTTAGCTTAATAGCCTACTAATAGCTTTTGCTAATAGCCCTTAAACCCTCTATTCTACGATGTTTTTTACCACCCCTATTACTGATATTACCTTTTTTTAATATTTTTATTGATTATGCTTTACTTATTTTATTTTCCCTTTATAGTAATAGGTAATTAAATTTAGCCGTTTAATTAATACCCAAAACCGTATTCGTCATAGGTACGGTTTTTACTAAAACAGGGCAATGTAATTATGCACCCCCTGTTTTTAAGTGGGGGGTAATAACCATACCCCTCACTATTTTAAGATAAGAGAGACAAGATGAGTGTGTATGTAGTAGAAAAGCCAAGCGACAATAAAAACATTTCTTCGGCTTTAGATTATGGTAAGTTTGAATTTATATTAGACAGTCGTTCTAATATGATTTACAGTCCTGTACCTACCGTCAATAGAATACGTTACAAATTACAAAACTTTAACGACAATGATTACCTATTATTAATTGGTGATCCTGTTGCTATTGGCGTTTGTATGCATCATGCTTTACTTTCTAATAGAGGTAGGGCTAAATTATTAAAGTGGGATAACCGTGATTATAAATATAATATCGTAGAGGTAGATATAAATGTTTGATGATATAAATAAAGAGGTTAGTGAGGTCTCTCTAAAAACGCTCACCGATAAAGCAAATAAAATGGTAGAGCTTGAAGAATTAGTAGAAGAAAAACAAGCTAGTCTAAAAGCTACACAAAAAGAATTAAAAACTTTAAGTGAAGAAGAAATACCTGCTTTACTAAGTGAAGTAGGATTAAGTGAAATAACTTTAACTAATGGTCATAAGATAAGCACTAAAGCTTATTATTATGGACGTATAACTGAACATAACCAACAAGAAGCATTTGAGTGGTTACAAAACAATGGTCATGGAGATATTATAAAAAATGTAGTATCTGTAAATTTTGGCAGGGACGAAGACGTTAATGCCGAACAGCTCTTAGAAACCCTTAAAGATAGTGGGTACTCTACCAGCGGTAAAAAGTGGGTAGAGCCTATGACTCTTAAAGCGTTTATAAGGGAACAAGTTGAAAGTGGTAATGACCTCCCACTTGAAACTTTTAATGTTTACGTAGGTCAAAAAACAAGGATAAATAAAAAATGAAAAATGAAATAAGTGAAAAGAAAAATACTGATATAGCCGTACCGTCAGAGTTTTACGATGACGCAGGTAGTGGGCTTGAAAATATTGGTGCTGAAGACGTTACTATACCACGTTTAAAAATCTTACAGGCTATGAGCCCAGAGGTTAATAAACATGACGGTAAGTATGTTGACGGTGCTAGTACAGGCGACATTATCAATACGGTAACAAGTACACTTTATAACGAAAGTAACCCACTAATAGTATTACCTGTGGCGTATAAACGTTTGTTTTTAGAGTGGACACCTAGAGAGTCTGGGGGAGGGCTAGTAGCTCAACACGATGACCCTGCTGTTTTAGAAAAAACTACTAAAAATGAGCAGTATCAAGACGTTCTAGAAAACGGTAACTATATCCAAACTTCAGCTACACATTTTGTATTAGTTATTAATGCAGACGGTAGCTATGACACAGCTATGATATCTATGGCGGGTACACAACTTAAAAGGTCTCGTACATGGAACTCAATGATGGCTAGTGTAAAGATGAAGTCTGGCGATAAAGTATTTACACCACCTACTTTTAGCCATAAGTATGGTTTAAATTGTGTACAAGAGTCTAACGACCGTGGTACATGGTTTGGTTGGGGTATTACTGCTAAAGGTCAGGTTACTGGAGATGAGATGACTTACTATGAAGCTGCAAAAACTTTTGCTGAACAAGTAGGGGGAATAAATTTATCTCAAACTAGTGCTAACGCTGAGACGGGCGAAGCACCGTTTTAATTAACGTGGGGGAGTAATATCCCCCTTTTATTTTTGGAGAGTGTGTGGAGTTACACAAGAGTTTTTACGACATTTTTGAGGGATCACGTAGAGCTCACGGTGTATTCAATATAGATCAAAACGGCACAGGATTAAAACAACAAGGCGTAGCTAAAACAATTAAAACCGCTGGTCCAACTTCAGAAAATTGGAGGGCACATCTAGACGGTAAAGCTGGGCTAGGCATAATTCCTATCAATGAAGATAACCAAGTACGTTGGGGGGCTATAGATATAGATACCTATTCCCTCGACATACCAGAACTAGTATTAAAAATACAATCATTTAATCTACCTTTAGTAGTATGTAGGTCAAAAAGTGGCGGTGCCCATGTATTTTGTTTTGTAAAAGAATTTATACCTGCTGGAGATATGCAAGATAAACTAAGAGAATTAGCAGCAGGATTGGGCTATGGCGGAGTAGAAATATTTCCTAAGCAAAGAGAAGTTTTAGTTGATAGAGGAGATATAGGAAGCTGGTTAAACATGCCATATTTTGAGGGTGAAAATTCTGTAAGGTATGGGTATAACCCTAAAGGTGTAGCATTAAGTCCAGAAGAGTTTGTAGCTTATGTACGTAGTCAAACTATAACTCATCAAGAAGTATTAGATTTAAAAGTACCTGAGATAGATGATATAGAGGGTGGACCACCGTGTTTAAAAATATTATTAAAGCAAGGATTCCCCGAGGGTACACGAAACAATGGCTTGTTTAACGTAGGTGTTTATTTAAAACAAGCTACACCCGATAAATGGGAAAATCAAATAGAAGAATATAACCGTAAATATGTAAGTCCGCCTTTACCAGCACAAGAAGTATTAACTTTAATAAGTACGTTAAAGAAAAAAGAATACAATTATAAATGCAGTGATGAACCTATACGTTCCTACTGCGATGTACAAAAGTGCAGAACGTGTAAGTTTGGTGTAGGTAAAGGCAATACAGCACCAACTTTTTCTAGTTTATCTAAGCTTGATTCTAAACCACCGCTGTGGTTTTTATCTATAGACGATAAACGTTTAGAGCTAACTACAGAAGAATTACAAAATCAAACTAAATTTCAAAGGGTGTGTATGGAAACGTTAAACCTTATGCCTCCTAAAACTAATGAACGTGCATGGCAAGCACAGATACAATCTCTTATGGATAACGGTATGGAAATTATAGAAGTAACTTCTGACGTATCAACACATGGTCAGTTTTTAGAATTACTAGAATCATTTACTACCGACTTAGCACAAGCTAGTACACGAGAAGAAGTATTACTAGGTAAACCTTATAGTGAGGGTGGTTTTACGTATTTTAGAATAAAAGATTTTAGAGAGTTTTTAGTTAAACATAAATTCACAGAGTTAGAAACTAATAAAATAGCTAGTAAGTTAAGGGATATGAAAGCACAAACTAAGTTTTGGAATTTAAAAGGTAGAGGAACTAACGTTTGGTTTATAAAAGAATTTGAGTATAAAGATAATACTTTAGAGGGGCATAACTTTGAGGACGATTTACTATGAAAGAGTGGAATATTGTTCTTGGACCTCCAGGCACAGGTAAAACTACATATTTATTAAATACCGTAGAGAATTTATTTGATAAGGGTATAGCCCCGTATGAGTTAGCATACGTTGCTTTTACTAAAAAAGCTGCAACAGAAGCTCTATCAAGAGCCATAGTTAAGTTTGACTATGCTGAAGACTCATACACATATTTTAGAACTATACACTCGCTGTGTTATTTTTGGCAGGGTTTAACTAAAACAGATATTCTTGACCGTAAAGATTTACGCACGTTTAGTAAGTTGATAGGAGAAAAAATAAGTAGTGCATGGGACGGTGAAAATTTAATGGCGTTAAACTCAAAAGGTGATAACATGTTATTTTTAGAAAACATGGCACGTAATACCTGTTCTGATTATAAAAGGACATGGATGTTATCTAACTCTGATATAAGTTGGATGCATTTTGATTGGTTTGTACAAAGTTATAACAATTTTAAAGAGAGTAATTTCTTATTAGATTATACAGATATGCTTTCTGGTTTTTTAAATATGGACACTAGCCCTATGTTAAAAGCTTTGATAGTAGATGAAGCTCAAGACTTATCAGCTTTACAATGGAAGTGTGTACATAAGTTAGCTAAAGAAACTGAGCATGTTTACATAGCAGGTGATGATGACCAAGCTATTTATAAATGGGCAGGTGCAGATACAGAGCATTTTATAAATTTACATGGTAAAGAAATATACCTTGATCAATCTTATAGAGTACCTAGAAAAATACATGACGTAGCTTTGAACATAGTTAGTAGAATAAAACGCAGAAGAGATAAAACTTGGATACCTAAAAAAGAAGAGGGTACAGTTACTTATCACAAAAGTTTTGAACACATAGACATATCAAAAGGTGAGTGGTTGATACTAGCTAGGAACAATTACCTACTAGGTAAAGTAGAAGAGCACGTAAAAAATTCTGGATATTTCTATACTAAAAGTGGTAAGCCTAGTGTTACAGATAATTTAATACAGGCTATTAAAGATTGGGAAAGTTTACGTAAGGGTAAAAGTTTAGAGGGATATAAAATTAAAAAGATTTACGGTTATATGAAGGCAGGCAGAGGTGTGAAAGTAGGATATAAAACTATGAAAAAAGCTGACCCTGAAGCTTTCTACTCAATCAATGATCTTAAAAAAGATTATGGTTTGATGGTAGATGGTATATGGCACAAGTGTTTTGATTTATTAGGCAATATCAATACTCAATATATAATCAATGGTTTAAAGAAAGGTGAAAAAGTAAATGCTTCAAGAATTAAAATGAATACCATACACGCTACTAAGGGCGGTGAATGTGATAACGTTATACTTTTAACCGACGTAGCTACTAAAACGTATGACGAGCTTATACGTAGCCCTGACAATGAGTGTAGGGCTTTTTATGTAGGCGTAACTAGAGCTAAGCAAAACCTACACATAGTACAAGGGAGAACTAGGAAAGAATTTAAAATTATGATTTAACTTTACTTTTTATACTGAAGTAAAGTAAAATTATACATAGGATAAGTTAGTATGAATATATTTTACGTAGATAAAGACCCAGCAAATGCTGCTATGTGTTTACCAGATAAACTAGTAGTAAAAATGCCTTTAGAATCAGCTCAAATGCTAAGTACAGCACACCGTTTATTAAGTGGCGATGACTACTGTGATGAGCGTGGTATTTACTTAAAGGCTTACATGAATCATCCATGTACTATATGGGCTAGGGAAACTAGTCAAAATTACTTATGGTTATATTATCACTTTTATTTTTTATGTAGAGAGTATGAAACTAGGTATGATAGACAGCATTTAAGTTTTACAAAACTTAACGATGCATTATCTCAATTACCGCTCAATATACCTGATGCAGGTTTAACTACTATGCCTCAAGCTATGCCTGACGAGTACAAAAACAATGACCCAGTACAAGCTTACCGTGATTACGTAGTCAATGAAAAAACTTACGCACAGTGGAATAAAATACCTAGCAGACAACCAGAGTGGTGGCAAATTGCGTCCTAGTAGTGCTAAGGCTAAAGGACGTAAGCTACAGCAGTGGTTTACTAATAAATTAGTAGAGATACTTAAACTTGATGCAGAAGATTTAGAAAGCAGACCTATGGGTAGTCAAGGTGAAGATATAATTATGGGTAAACAGTCACGTGATAAGTTTCCTTATAGTATAGAGTGTAAAAATCAAGAAGCAGTTAACTTGTGGAAAGCGTATGCACAAGCAGAAGAAAACTGTAAAGGTTACGAGCCTTTAGTAGTGCTTAAACGTAATAGAAGTAAACCACTAGTATTACTTGAAGCTGAATATTTTATTAAATTACATGAGGAGAAAAATGAGAGCTGATTTAAATTTAAAAAGGGTAGATGATTTTAATAGGTTTATGGTAGAAAGACATAATATATTTATACGTAAAGAGTTATCAAAACTACCATACCCATGGAGTCAAGACCCTATACTAACCGAGTTTAGTTTTTGTAACGTGTATCGTGAGTTAGACAAGGTAACTATATGGATAAGGGAAAACTGGAGAGAGCCACACGCTGACAACCCTAACCTACCTTTTGCTATGGCTATGGCTAGGCAAATAAATTGGCCAGACACTCTTGAGGAAATAGGTTTTCCTCATACGTTTGACCCTGAAAAAGTAAAAGCCATAATGCAGGCTAGAAAAGATAGGGGCGAAAAGGTATATACAGGGGCATACATGTTAACTGGTACGTTGGGTGGCACTAAGATAGAGCAAACCGTAGATAAAATACTGTTGCCTTTATATAAAAATTTTCCTAATGACTATAGTAGTTTAGAAAATTGTTGGAAAAGTTTTTTACCATACGCTGGGTTTAGTGATTTTATGTCTTACGAAGTAGTAACAGATTTACGACACACTAAATGGTTAGCGGGAGCACCAGATATCATGACTTGGGCTAATCCTGGACCAGGAGCTATGAGAGGACTAAATAGAATATTTGGCAGGGAATTAAATAGTAAACAAAAGAAACCTTTATTTATACAAGAAATGAGAGATTTACTAGCCTTACTTAATAATGAGCCACTACCACTAGAGATGAGAGATATAGAACATTGTCTATGTGAGTTTGATAAATACGAGAGGGTACGTCTAGGTCAAGGTAGACCACGTGCTAAATATAAACCACGTGAATATACGGAGGATCTACTATAATGATTATTTATATTCCAACTAGAGGCAGGGCAGACAACCAAGTTACCTTGTCATTTTTTCCAGAAGACATGCGTAAAGACGTAGTGTTAGTTATCGATGAAGATGAAAAACATTTATACGAAAATAAATACGATTGTAAATACATGGTTATACCTGAAGATATAAAAGGTATAGCTAAAAAACGTCAGTACATACATAAACATACTGAGGATAAAAAGATAGTAATGTTAGATGATGATTTACGTTTTTATATACGTAAGTCTCCTACAGACTGGCATTTAAGATACTTAGAGCCTGAAGAGTATAAAGCTTTATTTGGTTTACTTGATAAGTGGCTAGACGATTATGCCCATGTAGGCGTAAGTGCTAGGGAGGGTAATAATAGAGTAGAACACCTAGCGGTAGAAAATACAAGATATATGAGGGTACTAGGCTATAACTTAGATATGTTTGATGGTATAGAGTTAGGCAGAGTTGATGTTATGGAAGACTTTGACATAAATCTGCAATTATTGCGTCAAGGTAAGCCGAGTAAAATTAGCTACTATTACGCACAAGGTCAAAAAAGCTCTAACGCAGAGGGTGGCTGTAGTGAGTGGCGTACTATAGAAGTACATAACGCTGGGGCAGAAAAGCTACACGCCCTACACCCAGATTTTGTTAAGGTAGTAGAAAAAGAAACTAAAACTGCTTGGAATGGTTTGCCTCGTAAAGATGTAAATGTACAGTGGAAAAGAGCTTTTAAAAGTGGTCAGCAGGTAAAACAAGGAGGGCTGTGGTAATGGATGTTATAAACTGTAGAAATGTAAATGATGGGTTTATAAAAGCTATGGATATGCTATCTTTTGATCAACAAGATATAAGAGAAAGTAGAGCAGGTCAAGTAATAGAGCATGATACACCAGTAGCTACGGTATTTAGTAAACCTTATGAAAGAGTTTTATTTGAAGAAGTAAGAGACGCTAATCCTTTCTTTCACTTTATGGAGGGGCTATGGATGTTAGCGGGTCGTAATGATTTAGGGTTTGTAAGAAAGTACAATAAACGTATGTCTGAGTATAGTGACGACGGTATAAGTTTACATGGTGCATACGGCTATAGATGGATAAAACATTTTAACGTTAATCAAATAGATGTAATAATTAAAAGATTGAAAAAAGATCCTACCGATAGACGTTGTGTTTTACAAATGTGGGACGCTAAGTCTGACCTCAACCGTGCTGGAGTAGATGTGCCTTGTAATACGTGTATATATTTTAAGATACGTAATAACGAGTTATTGATGACTGTAAGTAATAGGTCTAACGATGTTATATGGGGCACATTCGGGGCTAATATAGTACATATGTCTATGTTACAGGAATATGTGGCTAGTGCCTTAGATGTTAGTATCGGGGCGTATACTCAGGTTAGTGATAGTTTCCATGCTTATACCAATGTGTTTGATGAGATGCATGCTAGGCTTGAAGAGTTAGAATTATTTGATTTTTATTTTATGAAACATATAGAAAACCCATATGAAAATAGAGCTATAAACTATTACCCAATGGTAAACCAGACTAGTATAGTAGACTGGAATAAAGATTTAGATAAATTTTTAGAACGTAAACCTTTTGAAGATATGGACTTTGAAGATATATTCTTCAGTCATGTAGCTGTACCATTACAAGATGCTTGGGCATTACATAAACTAGGCGAAACTGATGACGCTATGTCAGAAGTACAAGAGTGTATAGCTACTGACTGGGCAACAGCAGGCTTTGACTGGCTTATGAGGAGAGCTAAATGAGTGATAAAATTTATCAATGGTCGTATAGTAGACTTAGCACGTTTGAGAGCTGTCCTAAAAAAGCATACTATGCTTATGTTAAACGTATTAAAGAGCCTGGAAATAAATACATGGAACGTGGTAAAACTATGCACAGCATGTGTGAGGATTATATAAGGGGCAGATACGAAGACATACCTAAAGAGTTAGCTGATTTTGAAGAAGCTTTTGATAATTTAAAAGAGCTACATTTAAAAGGTTATGTAACTTGTGAGGGTGATTGGGCTTTTGATAAAGACTGGAAACCTGCTCCTTGGTTTGGTGACACAACTTGGGGCAGAGCTAAAGTAGATGCTTTTGTATACATAGACGGTCAACCTAACGCTAGAGTTATAGATTTTAAAACAGGTAGGTATGACGGTAATCAAGAAACACACAGAGAGCAGTGTGAGTTATATGGAGCCGTTGTGTTAGAACGTATGCCAGAAGTAGAAACTATAACTACAGAGCTGTGGTATTTAGACCATGGTAAAATAGATAGATATGAATATAGTGAAGATAACATTACCTATAAAAGAGAAAAGCTTAATAATAGAGCCGTAGCTATGACAGAAGCTACAGAGTTTCCAGCTAAACCGAGTACATTCGGTTGTAAGTGGTGTTATTTTGGTAAGGAGAAAATTTGTGAAGACAGGTATGAATGATTTATTTAATATGATACGTGGTGGGGCTATAAAACGCTACCACACCTTAGAGATTATAGGTGAGCAGTCAGTCGCTTCTCACTCTTGGGGCGTAGCTATTATCCTACAGTTTTTAGAACCTAACGTAAGTAAACAAGCTATATTAAGAGCCTTAACTCATGACGTAGCAGAACTTTTTACTGGTGACGTGCCTGCTCCTGTAAAATGGGATAACCCTGATTTAGTAGAAGTATTAAAAAGGATAGAGGATAAGTATGAGAGTGACATAGGTATAGAGTATGAACTTACCCCACAAGAAATAGCGTTAGGTAAACAGGCTGACATGTTTGAGTTATTGGTTTTTTGTGTACGTCAAAGGCGTTTAGGCAATACTAATATGAATGAAGTTTTTAGCAACGGTGTTGAGTATTTAGCATCAATTAATTTAAATAGTAGAGGTAAAGAGTTGCTAGGTTATCTCACTAAAATTTATGGAGGAATATAATGGAAGGAAGTGACTTTAACATTATAAGAAAACTAGCTAACTTAGACGTTAGTAAACTAGAACAAGCTGAACGTAGCTACGGCGACAGTTGGCGTAAACGTGGTGGCATAGGTGCTTTTATGATGCTAGCACGTAAGTGGGATAGGATAGAGAATCAAGTAACTAAAGACGGTTATGACATATTTGAGTCTATCTATAATGACCCTAGTGATACAGGTATATTAGATGATATACGTGATTTACGTAGATATTTACTATTAGTTGAGGGGTTTATGAGTAACGGTGAAAACTTTGACTAGAGGCATAACGTTTAGTGCTTTTGATTTATTTCATGCTGGTCATGTGGCTATGTTATCTGAGGCTAAAGGTCAGTGTGATTATTTAGTTGCTTGTATCCACGCTGACCCCAGTAAAGAAAACCCAGATAAAAATAAACCTGTACAAAGTTTATTAGAACGTCAAATACAAGTAAACGGCTGTCGTTATGTAGACGAAACTATAGTTTACGAAAGCGAAGAAGACTTACGTAATATATTAAGAACTATACCTTGGGACGTTAGAATTATAGGTGAAGAATATATGAATAAACATTTTACAGGTAAAGAGGAATTTAATTTACCTAGTAAAAAAGTTTACTACAATTACAGACAACATACATTCAGTAGTAGCGAGTTAAGAAGTAGAATACAATGCAAGACACAAGACAAATAAGTTTGTTTACGCCCGAGGTGGACTGGACTCCACCCAGTAGTTTACCAGAGTTGAGTGGATACAACGAAGTAGCTATTGATCTAGAGACATACGATCCATTACTAATGTCTCATGGTCCATCTTGGGCATTCCCAGACGCTGGGTATATAACTGGTGTAGCTATAGCCACTAAAGATTTTAGTTTGTATTTTCCTATACAACATAAAGGCGGTGGTAATTTAGATAAAGAATTAGTTTTGAGGTGGTTAGGTAAACAAATGTTACACAATAACGATAAGATATTTCATAATTCTTTATATGATATGGGTTGGCTAAAACGCTACGGTATAACTGTAAACGGCAAAATACAAGACACAATGTTTGCTGCTCCTTTAATAGATGAAAACCAATATAGTTACTCACTAAATAGTCTGGGAGAAAAATATTGTGGGGAGAAAAAAGACGAAACTTTACTTTACAATGCAGCTCGTGCTTATGGTGTTGATGCTAAAAGCGAGATGTATCTACTACCTGCTAAATATGTTGGTCCCTACGGTGAGCAAGATGCAGCATTAACTTTAAAATTATGGGGCGTGTTTAAAAAATTAATAGAGTTAGAAAACGTAGGAAAAATATACGAGCTTGAAACTGGCTTAATACCTATATTACTTGACATGAGGTATAAAGGAGTACCAGTTGATTTAGGCGTAGCTGAGCAGGTAAGTAAAAGGTTACAAAAAGAGGAAAACGATATACTAAATAATATACATAAAGAGTTCGGTATGAAACCAGAACTCTGGGCAGCACAGTCAGTAGCTACGGTATTTGATAGAGCTGGTCTAAGTTACCCACGAACACCTAAAACTAACGCCCCATCATTTGCTGGAGACTGGCTAGAAACACACGACCATAAGTTAGCTAATAACATAGCACGAGCACGTAAGTTAAATAAAGCTAGGACTACATTCATAGATAAAATGATATTAGAGCATAACGTAAACGGTAGAATACATGGAGAGTTACACCCTTTACGTAGTGACCGTGGAGGCACAGTGACAGGTAGGTTTAGTAGTAGCAACCCTAATTTACAACAAGTACCAGCACGTAATGAAGATATTGGTCCTCTTATACGTAGTATTTTTGTACCTGAAAAAGATCATTACTGGGGCGTGTTTGATTATTCTCAACAAGAACCTAGACTTACAGTTCACTATGCTTCGGCTACCGAACAAGAGGGTGCAAGCGAGGCAGTAGATGCTTACCGTAATCAAGACGCTGATTTTCATCAAGTAGTAGCAGATATGGCTAACATAAGTCGTAAAGAAGCTAAGATTATTAATTTAGGATTAAGCTACGGTATGGGTAAAGAAAAATTAGTAAAACAATTAGATTTATCAATGCAGGAAGCAGAGGTTTTATTTGACACATACCATAAAAGAGTTCCTTTTATAAAAGGGCTACGTGATCAATGTGCTAGGCTCGGTGCTAATCGTGGATACATTACAACTATAGCTGGTCGTAAATGCAGGTTTAATTTATACGAGCCTAAAAATGAAAGAAAGACACCGTACCCTTATGAAAAAGCAATAACAGAATATGGTAGTCAAGTTAAAAGGGCATACACTTACAAAGCTATGAATAGACTTATACAAGGCTCAGCAGCAGACATGACTAAACAAGCCATGCTTGAGCTGTATAAAGAGGGCATACTGCCCCACACACAAGTTCACGATGAGTTAGATATATCTGTAACTGACTCAAAACAATGTGAAGTCATTATGAAAATAATGTCTGAATGCACACCTTTATGTGTTCCCAATAAAGTTGATGCAGAGATAGGTAGAAGTTGGGGAGAAGCAACCGTACACTACAAGGAGTTTTTTAATGAGTAAACGTACAGAGAAAGATCAGA